CGGTGGTCGCCGTATCATTACTATTGATACATCATCTAATATTACTTTATTAAATGCTACACCAAATATTAAATTTACTACTGGTAATGAATTAATTATAAAAGATACTAATAATTATATTGGTTTTTTAAATAATACTATTAAATTTTATCAACAATTAGATTTAACGGAAACTGGAATTATTAAATTTGGCACAAAATTACAGATTAAGGACAGTTCTTTTAATGTTATTACTATTGGTAGAAATAATATTGATACATCAGCTAATATTACTTTTTTAAATACTACACCAAATATTAAATTTAATGATAGTTTAAAACTATATAATAGTACTTTTAGTGATAATTCAAGTAATGCGATTCTTGTATATAATACTAGTTTGAATGATTATGAAAAAAAATATTTAAAAAAAGTTACAATAGGTATTACAGATATATCAATGAATGTATATTTTTGTAATATTATTAATAATTCTACGGATAGTTTAACATTTACTGGAAAAATTGTGTCAGTTTCAAATATTACTAATTCATCACATATTATATTTCAAGGTTATTCTAGAATAATAAATGGTATTAATACAGTTTCTTTTACTACAACCATATTATTTTCATCTGAGCCTACTAATTGGACTATAAAAACAATGAGATTAGAAGATACTGATCTAGTTATAGAAATTTCAGATAACAGTAATACAACACTTTCTAATTGGATAATATCATTAGAGAGTATTTCTATTTAGTAAATTTTTAATTAAAAGAATTATTACTTAATTTTACACATCTACCATCTACATTACAAGTATTATTTTTAAGTAAATTGTCTCGTTCTTTATTTATAATACTTTCGGTATTATTTTGTAAAAATAAACGATATTCATTACTCGACTTTATACCATTTACTTCTCTTACTACTTGATCAATAATACTAGTTCTTACATAATTTGTAATAAAACGACCATCTTGCATTAATGCAGGGCATCCATTAGACCAATAACGATTGTCCATATATAATTATAATTAGATATTTATTTATTAATTAAATTTTACACAATTCATCAATCAATTCTTGTTTAGTTTTTTTTTTAAAATGTCCGTTAACTTTTTTATCTAAACTTAAATTTTTATTTTTTGCTATATTTTGTAATTCAATAAATTTCATTTTAGATAATGTATTTAAATCATTTTTTTCATTATTAGTTATTACTATTTTTTGTTCTGAATCACTTATTATTATTTTTTGTTCTGAATCACTTATTTCAGTATTATTTCTAATTTTTTCTAATTTAGGTATTATTAATGAATCTTGAATACTTGTTTCTAAATTATTATTTGATTTAGATATCATTAATGAATCAGAAATAGTTGTTTCTAAATTATTATCATTATCATTAGAATATATTTCTAAATGTTTTGTATCTGACTCTATTTTAGATTCTAAATTATTTTTAGCAGATAATGATAATTTTACATTTTCTGAAATTTCTGAACTAGTTTCTTCTAAAGAAGTTTCTGTTATCTGTTTAACAGGTTGATTTAATGTTTTTATTGGTAATAAAATAGATAAATTTTTATCATTTAAAAATTCTGTATTTTGAACAGAATTAACTTTATAATTTTCATTTAAAAATTCTGTATTTTGAACAGAATTAACTTTATAATTTTCATTTAAAAATTCTGTATTTTGAGATAAATATTTTAGTTCTTTAATTTTTTCTTCACATAAAGTTAAACGTTGTCTATGTATTTCTAATTCTTTATATAAAAAATATATTACAATAGCTAAACCTAACAATATTAAAATTTTAAAATCAAGTAGTTCCATTATATAAAGTAAATATATTTATATATTATAAACACACTCTAAATAATTTATAATATATAATAATAATGTTAACAACATCAAAAATATTTACTGCAAAATATACATTTGTTAATATATTGACTACAGTTATAATTTCAGAGTTAGTTACTACCTATTTAAAAGATACTGAATTATTTACAAATGCTTGGTTGTATTCTGCATTGGGACTGTTAATAGCATCTATAATTTATATAATATTTATTGAAGATAAAATTAAAGAATTTTCATATAATTCTAAATTTAGTGAACCAATTATAAATTTTTTAAAATTATTTTTAATATTTATTATAAAAAAATTTATTGAAAATTTTCTTGAAACTGGTATAATTAATATTGATTTATATTGGCTATATAGAACATTTTTAATTTTACTATCTTATTTTATATCTGATGTTATTTTTGCTGATTTTTTAGTAAAGTTTAACAATTATCAATTATTATTTTATTTTATTTGTAAAGTATTATTATCAAATTATTTAGTTTTTTTATTTTTATATAATAAATTTACTATTAATGATTTTATAGATAGATTTTCATTTTTAATTAGTTTTATATTTTTTGAAATAATAATAAAAAAAATTATAATAATTTAAAACTAAGACTTATTAAATTATTAATGACCGGCGGTTTAATACAATTAGTATCATTTGGAAAACAAGATGGATATTTAACATTTAATCCACAAATTACTTATTTTAAAAAAAATTATAGAAGACATACTATTTTTGGTATAGAATTAATAGAAACTATTCCAGATCAACAACCCGAATATGATAATAGAATTTCTTTTAAATTAAATAATATATCTGATTTAATTTCAAAATGTTATATTGAAATTGAATTACCATCTCTATCTTTTACAGAAAATGCAAAAATAACTGCATTAAAACAAAATGAATTACAAAATATTACAAAAGATATAACAAAATGGAATAAATTATATGAAGATTTAAAAAAATATTGTGTGATTGAAATTCAATTATATCAAATATTAATTAGTCTTTTAGATTCTATTAATATTAATTTATCAATTATTAAACAAAATACAATTAAATTTAATACAAAATATAAAAAATCAAAAGACGAATTAAATAATTTAATTTTTAATGATATATATAATGATATTAATTTAAGTGGTTATATTTTACAATTAGATAAATTAATAGTTCTGGATGATTATATTAATTATAATGAATTAATAAATATAAAAATATCCAAGTTAAAAGAAGAAATTAATAAACGTTATACAAATATGGTAACTTATTTAAAATATTATCATTCAAATTATATTTTTAATAAAAATAAATATAATCAATTAGTAAATAAAAATGTAAAATTTGCTTGGATTGAAAATCTAGCTCATTATTTTTTTACTGATTTTGAAGTTGAAATAGGAGGACAAGTTATTGAAAAATATAGTTCAGATCAATCTTTTATTTATCAAACACATCATATAAAAGAAGAACAAAAAAAAATATATAATTTAATGATTGGAAATAACAAAAATTTAACTTTATTTAATAATTATAAAAAAAATTCAATTACATTATTTTTACCATTAAATTTTTGGTTTTGTAAAGATATTGGTTCATCATTACCAGCTGTTGCTTTATCAAATTCAAGTATTTCAATTAATTTAAAATTAAATAAATTAAAAAATTTACTATATTTTAGAGATTATGAAAAAGAATATTATAATTTACTAAAAATAACTATTCCATTTAATAAAACAATTCATCAAAAATTAATTTGGGATAAATATGATTACGATAATTATAGTCAGTTATATACTTATCATTGTTCTAAAATTAATTATCAATTATTAGTTTTACATTATCCTTCATTAGCTGAAAAAGATAAAAATGATACTTTATTTGAAATAATGAAAAATTATGGTAAAGATACTAGTGGTAATTATATAAAAAATCAAAGTATTTATAATGATGGTGATAGTATAGATTTATATGGAGGATATATGGGATTAAATGAATGGATTAGATATAAAATTAATTATGTTCCAGTGTCAAATGACAAACACGAAATATTAGATAGAGATTCTTTTAATAATTATAATCAATATTATAGTTTACTTAATAAACCAAAAATTAAATTAATAACAGAATGTATTTATTTAGATGATGTAGAAAGAAACATATTTAGCTCGTCTAAATTAGAATATATTATTGAACTATTTCAAGAAAACATATTTGATTTGGATAGAAAATTATTATTTAATGGAGAACTTAGTTTAGATAGACCAACAAAAGAGTTATTATGGACATCTCAACCAAAAATATTTTTAAATGGACTATGTGAATTTGGAAAAATATATACTCAATATGATTATACTAAATTTTTTGAAAATAATATATATTCAAGTTATAATATTTTATTAAATCAAATGCAACTAACAAAACCAAAATTAACAGATACTTTTTATAATGAATTACAATCATATAAATATTATAATAATTTATTACCTAAAGGTGTTTCTGCTTATAATTTTGGACTTTTTTCAGAAGAATCCCAACCTTCAGGAACTGTTAATTTTACAATATTAAAAGGTAAATTAATAAATTTTAATTTAAATTTAAAATTTATAGAAGAATATTTTGATGAAATTAATGATACTAAAATTAATCCAAATAATCTTGGTATTCTTCTTAAATTTTATTCAAGAACTTATAATTTTTTTGTAGTAGAAAAAGGAATGGGACAAATTTTATTTTCAAATTAATTTTATAAAAAATCTTTTATATCTTCAACATCATAATCAGAAATAGTATCATTTTTTATATAAATTAAAAATGGATTTAATAAATTATTTATTTTTAAATTTACCATATTAAATTTTTCATAATTTTCTATAGTTTCGTCTATTAGATTTAAAGTTTTAGTTTGAACTAATATAATATATTTAATTTTTTCATCATCTTTTAAATAATTAAAATCACTTATTAGCATTGTTTGAATATTTCCTATTTTAAAAAAATTATGTCCTAATAATTTATATAATTTAATTAAACTTTGAATTACATTTTCAAAAATAAATTTTTTACTATTATTTATATTTGTTTTTACTATTGGTATTATTTTAATTCCAAATAATTGCTCTCCAAAAGCACAATCAAATAAAGATTTAACATATAATTTTAAATTTAATAAATATTCTATTTGATATTTATTATCTTTTATCCAATAAATTTTATTTTTATAAGCTAAATTCCATTTTGATAAAGATATAATTAATTGTGTTTTGTCTTTAATTAATTGATATAAAGTAATCAAAATACCTACTGTTTTTTTATATCTTTTTAATGGAATATATTTAATTAACTCATAAAATGAATATTTTATAAAAATATCTAAATAATTGTTTATTAATAAATTTAAAATTTTAGATGCATTATCATCATCCAAAAATTCTATTAAATTAAAAAATTTAAAAATTATTAAATGTTTATATTTAATATTTTTTAAATGATTATTAAATAAATTATAATTTATCATTATTAAATTATATTATAATTTTACTTTTCAATTTTAAGAAGTTTTATGTGTTCTATAATTAATAACCAATCTTTTTTTGGAACTACTTCTTTATAATCGCGTTTTAATATATCAATACTTTCGCGAGAAAGACGCGCGATTAATTTATCAGATACGTCAAATTGTCTATTAATTATTAATTGATTTGGATTATCAAGACGAATACATATTTCTTGTCCTTCTTCTCCTTTTTCTTTTTCTTTATGTTCAAATTGAATATTTAAAACTTTTCCAAGAAGGACATTTTTTTCAGGAATACAAATAGGTGTATTTTTATATAAAGTTCCTTTTTTAATCTTTACACCAAACATTAAATGGTCGGAACCACCTTTCATAAAAATATATTGTTTTAAAATTACCATTTCAACTGGAAAAATAGCATTATTATTTGTATTTTGACGCGCTTTAATCATTTTTTCTTTTTCTATTTTATACAATTCAACAAGTTTATAAATTACTTCTGAAGAAAGTAGAGTAATATTATTTTTTTTAGCATATTCAAATACATCAGTATTATTAAATGCACCAAAATACAAATAAATTCTATTTTCAGGAAGTGTATCTGCTTCTGTTTTCATTAGGATTAAGTCTATAAACTTATTTGATGGTTCGCCAATATAAGCACCTGCAACATTAATACCTGCTTTTTGAAAGATTGAATAACCAGCATCAAGTTCTCCAAATGTTTGTGTTCCAATAAAAACACCAGGAGATATAAAATCATAAGACTTCCAAACAGCATTAATCTCTTGGTTAGCATTATTTATAGCATCTGCTTCTGCGCTTGTACTAGCACCTGCGCTAGTACCACTTGTTTTAATTGGAAAAAGATGTGTTCCTGGATATGCACCATCTAAATTTGAACCAATAATTTTACAACCAATTGATGCACGAACAGAATCTTTATAATCCCAATTAGTTTTTTTCCCAAGTTGTGTTAATGCAGATGGAATTAGTAAATTACGAACAGTACAAATATTTGGACCAGTTATTGTAGAAACTACAAATTTATCTCCAACATTAATTGTTCCATTATTTAGAATAACATCAATAGTATATCCATTATGTTTATCATATTTAGATTCCATAATAGTGCAACTAACTTTATCTTGATATAGTATTTTTTTAAGCATCCAGTTTTGTGCAGTATAAACAAGTAATGCTAATAAGTCGGCAATACCTTCACCTGTTTTTGAAGATACAGGTACTATAGAATAAATTTGTTTTGGATTAGAATTCTTAAAATAGAATTCTGCATTAATATCTTCTTTAGAAAGATCATATTTAATATCTTCTAGTTTTGCCATTAACATCATAGACATATCTTTAGATTGTTCTTTAAGTGCCTCACGTAAATTAGATGATATTGTAGTTTTCCAACCATTAATTTTATCTAATTTAGTAACAGCGACAACAAAAGGAATTTTTTTTTCTTTAAGAAGTTTAATTGCTTCTTTAGTTTGTTCTTGAATACTTTCTTCAATATCAATAATTAAAATACCTAAATCACATATGCTAGTTCCTACATCACGAAGACTTTGAAATTCAGAATGACCTGGAGTATCAATCATTAAAATACCAGGTATATTAGATATAACTTCAAATTTTCCTTTGATAGAACTACAACTATTTTCTATAGTTTCAATAGGGAAAAAAGTTGAACCAATATGTTGTGTAATACCTCCAACTTCTTTTTCTTGAATATTTGTATTACGAAGTCTATCTAAAAGACTTGTCTTACCTGCATCAACATGACCGACAATACAACAAATAGGTGCTTTTAAAGTATTGTCTATTTTTTTTTCTTTAGTAATAATTTCATTTTTAACAGTAGAAACTGTAGAATATAATTTATTCATTTAATATGTATTAATAAATATTAATTTTTCTTTATATTCATTTAATTATAAAATAAAAAAAAATTGAAATCATTTAAACTTGTATTTAATATTATAATATTAAATGGGAGTACCAGGATTTTTTTTATGGTTATGGAAAAATTTTAAACAAACACATTTTGTTTTTCAAAAAGAAAAATTATTAATTAATGATAATAAAAATATAGAAGAAATCATTTCAGAATTAAATGAAATTGATTATTTTTTAATAGATACAAATTGTTTAATACACCCAATGTGTTTTAAAATTTTGGCTGAAAATTCAGAAATAACCAATATTGAAATATTAGAAGGAAAGATGATAAATAAAGTTTTAGAATATATAACACATTTAGTTGATTATGTTAAACCAAATCAAGGAGTTTTTATTGCAATAGATGGAGTTGCTCCTGTAGCTAAAATTAAACAACAACGTAGCAGACGTTTTAAATCAATTCATGATAAAGAATTATATGATAAAATTCGTAAAAAACATAATAAACCAATTCCAACATTTTGGAATAATAGTGCAATTACACCGGGAACAGTATTTATGGAAAAATTACATTATAAAATAGTTGAATGGGCTAAACTACAAAAAATTAAAATAATTTATTCTTCTTGTAATACACCTGCAGAAGGTGAACACAAATTATTACAATTTATTCGTGAAAATCAAAAAGAACAAAAAGATTTTAAATATGTATTATATGGTTTAGATGCTGATTTAATTTTCTTAGCATTAAGCACAAACAGTGATAAAATATATTTATTACGAGAAGCTAATCAAATGGATAAAAATAATCCGGTTGATGCATTAAACTTTGTTTCAATTAGAATTATGAAAGAATGTATTGTAGAAACAATGAATATACAATATCAAGAAAATTTAATAGAACCAATTGATGTAAAATTAAATAATGATAATTTAATTAATGATTTTATATTTTTATGTTATTTATTAGGTAATGATTTTTTACCACATTTACCTTCATTAAATATACATAAAAATGGTATAGAATATTTAGTTGAATCTTATATAGAAGTATTTTTTGAACTTAATAATAAATATTTACTTGATATTAATAAAAAAATTATAATTAATTTAGATTTTTTTGAAAAAATTATTGATAAATTAGCAGAGAAAGAAGAAGAAATATTAAGAGAGCATTATGCAGAAGGTAAAAAAAAAATGAGATGTAATTCAAATGATTCTTATGAGCAAGAAATATTTAGAATAGAAAATTTACAATTTAAATTTGATGATCCTGTTTTATTAGGTTCTGATAATCCAATTGAATGGAGAAAAAGATATTATAATCATTATTTTGGTTGTGAATCAGAAAAAAGTATAGAAAAATTAAGTGAACAATTAGTAAAAAACTATTTAATAGGAATTAAATGGGTAACACTATATTATTTTGATAAATGTCCATCTTGGGAATGGTATTTTCCATTTGAAAATCCACCATTTTTATCTGATATTAAAAAATATTTAAATAAAGTTAAAATAAATAATATTAAATTTAATAAAAATAAACCATTAAAACCATTTGTGCAATTATTATCTGTATTACCCCAACAATCTAATTATTTATTACCAAATAATTTAAAAAAATTAATGACAAATTATAATTCAACATTATCTCATTTATATCCATTAGATTTTGAACAAGATTATTTAAATAAATCTAAATATTGGATGACAATACCTAAATTACCTCCACTTGAAATAGATTTAATTAAATATATATATATGAAATATCAAGATGAACTTTCTAAAGAAGATAATTTTAGAAATAGACTTTGTGAAAATTTAATTTTTAATTAAAATTATATAAAAAGTTTTTTATTTAATAAAAATATACAATATATTAATTTATGGATAAAAAGAATTATAACTTAATACCAGAAAGAATTAATGTAATTAATAAAATGCTCCAAGGTAAAAATGTAGAATCGATATTAGATACAAAATCAAGTTCTGAAACAGATCAATCAAAATCAGAAGATATTCGTGATTTAATGCCAAAAAAATATATAGATTTTTCTAAAGCAATTTCAGAATTAGGTGGAAAATTATTATATATTAAAAGTGGTTCAACCGGTCATACATTTAAAGGTGTTTACCCACCTTTAGAAGATGGCACAAATGATTTAAGAAAATCATATGCAGTAAAAATTGTTGCATATCCAAAAAAAGAAAATTATGGAGATATGTATAATATAAAAAGACCAGAAAATGCAGAATTAATGATGATTAAATTATTATCTCAATTTGTAAGAAACTCAGAAACTCCTCATATTGTTTTACCAATTGCAACATTTAATACATCAATTAAACCATTTTTATCATTAGCTAAATCAAATTTAGTAGAAAGTAAAAAATTTGACCAATTTTTAGAAAAACATCAAAATGGTGAATATTATCAAAATGTGTCCGTTTTAATTTCAGAGTGGGCAAACGGAGGTGATTTATTAGATTATCTTAGAAAACATTATAAATCATTTAAAATTAGACATTGGCGTACCATATTTTATCAATTTTTATCAGTATTAGCAATTATTCAAGCAAAATATCCCGCTTTTAGACATAATGATATGAAAGCGAATAATTTATTAATTAATTTAATTGATATGTCAAAAAAAAAATATAAATATATAATTAATGGTCAATCATATATTGTTCCAAATATTGGTTTTCAAATAAAATTATGGGATTTTGATTTTGCTTGTATACCAAAACTTGTAAATAATTCAAAAGTAGAAGCAGAATGGACTAATAAAATAAATATAACACCTCATCAAAATAGATATTACGATATACATTATTTTTTTAATACATTATCAAGAAAAGGATTTTTCCCAGAATTTTGGACTGAACCAGAAATACCCGAAAAAGTTAAAGAATTTGTAAATCGTGTTATTCCCGAAAAATATAAAAGTGGAAAATTAGTAAGTGAAAAAGGTAGAATATTAGTTAACGATGAATATTTAACAGCTGATGAAATTTTAAAAAATGATTCATTTTTTAAAGTAATGAGAGAAAATCTTAAAGAAAAAGATTCAGATGAATAAATTTTATTCAGAATATTCAGTTCCAGTTCCTGTTTCATCTGTTGAAAAATTTATAGAATCTGGTATTAAACTATTATCAGTTGCAACTAATTCTTCATAATCATTAATATTAGGTATTTCCGAAATAGGAGTAGCTATTTTATCTTTTCTAATTAATTTAATTCGTGTAAATGTTGGGAATCCAGAATTAAATGGTCCATAAAATGTGCTATCAGAACGAATAAATATTTCTAAATGTAATGTTATTTTACCAATTGGTTCTTTATTAATATATACATCTCCACTAATTCTAAAAGGTTTAAGTTCTTTACCTGCCGAATTTTCTAAGAAAATAATAGAATCTAATATAACTAAATTATTAAATTTAAAATCATAACTATTAAATGATTTAATAATGAATTTATTTAATGTTTCTTTATCGTTTTCACTCATAGAAATTAACTTATTTTTTGAATTATCTAATTCAATATGTGTATTGTTTACTGTTATTAAACTTTGTAAAAAATGATATAATTTTTTCATATTTGGTTCTTCTTTAAAATTATGTTTAAAATTATGTTTAAAATTGTTATCATAATTAATTTTATTATTAGTATTATTAGTATTATTAGTATTTTGTATAGTATTTAAAAATTTTTCATAATATCTTTTTAATACTTCTAAAACAGTGCCATTTGATATATAATTAGCTACTAATAACAATAATATTATTAAAAGAATATTATTCAAAAGTTTTTCATTTTCCATATTAAATTATTTTAGTATAGAAAATTATTTTAAAGTTTTAAAGTTTAAAAAATGCGTTAGAGCAATTATTCATTATCATTATCTAATGCTTCCATTGATTCATCAATATCATCATTTATTTCATAATCATCTATATCCATAGATTGAAATGCTTCTCTTGTATCAATATTTTCATCTTCATTTTCATTATTAGTTTCTTTATTATCTAGTAATTCTTGATAAAATCCATCTGATACTCTTACATTTTCATCCATATATGGAACTTCATTAATTAAAATAAAATCAAATTTACGTACTTGAGTATTTGAATATGGTCTATAATATTGTTCAAAAGAATATTTTATTATTTTAATTATTAAATGACATAATTCGGATTGTAATGCAATTTGTGTATTATAATCAAGTAGTCTATTAAAATTAAAAATTAAATAAAATATTAATTTACAGTCTATATTATTTAAATTATTAAAAACTAATGTATCAATATAATTTTTACTAATATTTAATGTTATCTTTTCAGGTAATGGTAATATTTCAATATTATTTAAAATTATTTTCCAATGTTTAAAAACACCATCATGTTGCTCTTTATCTTTCATTTTAAAATTATTAATTTTTTTAGTAAATTCATTTATTATTTGTTTTTCTTCTATTCCATATAAACTACTTTTTTTAGAACTATTTTTAATATTATTTATTATTGATTGAATACGTAAAATTATTTGTTTTAAATTTAATAGTCTTGTTCTTAAATAATTATTAACAATATTATATGAATCTTTTATAATTTCTTCAATTTTCATATGTTGATATGATGAGTTTAAATGGTATAAATTAATAAATTGATTTTCTAAACCTAATTGAAGTATACAATCTTTTAATGATAAATTAATTTTTAACGATGCTAAAGATTTAGTTTTTTTATATTCTTTATTATTTTCACTATATCCTAAATATTGTAATGTAATAAAATCATAAAACACAAACATATTATTTGATTTATCTTTGTAATAAATAACATCACTTTTAAAATAATAATGATTTCTAATTATTTCAATTTTATTATCACTTTCTAAAAGAGTTATAATTTCTTTTCTTTCATTTCCTAAGAAATCATGATCTATTATATAAAGTGTATCTTTCATATAGATAATATCATTTCCAATTTTAATTTTATTACCTAATACTTTAATAATTCTTTCTATAAAATCAATAACATAATTATTGATTTTATTTTCTGTATTTTTTTGATATCTACTATTCAATTTATTTATAATAATTTTTATATTTTCTTTCTTTTTTTCTTTATTTTCAACAAAATTTTTCATTTGTGAAATAGACAATAATGTCATTTCGTATGTTTTTTCTTCTATATTTTTTTCCATTTTTTCTAATTCTTTATTACTAAAAGAATATTCGTTTGGATTTTTATTACATTTAATGCAAATTTTCTTTTCATTAATTTCATGAATATCACCAGAAATACAATATTTTTTTGCTAATTTATTTAAATTAATTATTTTTAATTTATCAATATATATATTGTTATCATTTTGTATTGTAGTAGTTGATTTTTTAATTAATTTAACTAATTCATTATATGATTGTTTACAATTTTTACATATCATATCGTCTTTTTGAAAATCCCAAGTATGAAATTTACCAGAGGAACAATTTGTTAATATATCAAAGTTATTATTTGATATTTTTTGTTCTAGTTTAATTATTTCTTTAATTTTTACATCACATCGTTCATTATTTTGTATATCTTCATATAATTCTTCATCTAATTTATTTATTTCTAAAAATTCTATTTTCTTTTTTGTAAAATTTATTTTTTTTAAATTTTCATCATAATTAATAATTTTAGAAGTTTTATCTTGAATTCTTTTCATTAAACTATTATCATTAAAAGTATATGTTATTTTTTGTGTAAATCTAGTGTTAATAAATTCATACATATAATTTTTATCCTTTAAAAAATTAGCTTCAACAATACTATTAATTAAATCAACTAATGTATGAATTATCGTTTTTTGAACAATAATATTTGTAAATTGTTTAGTTTTACTTTTTTCAGTAGGTTCTTTCCATAACCAAATTCTATTATTTGTAAAAATACAAGAAAAATAAAATATTGTATAACATAATAATGGAATTTTAGTTATTGGTATTTTGTCTTTTTGATTTATTCTTAAATATAATTCACCAAATATACTTTGAGAAACTTTTTCATAAAAGAAAAAATTACAGTTTTTATCATCTTTTAATCCAAGTATTTGGCCAGGATTTAAATCTAATAATATTATAAATAATAAATAGACTATGACATTATTATATTTAATTAATTTATAATAGTCAGTATCAGTAGAACTAGTTAAAAAAATTTCATCTTTTAATTCAAAAAAGAATAAGTTTGTCAAATCTTTATTAATATTATATTTTTTACTTGCTTGTTCAATTCTATCTTTTGGTTGTTTTCTTAAATAGTCTGTGTGTAATAAAATTATATCTAAAACATCTTTTATAATTAATTTTCTTCTTAATCTAATTGTTGGTGTTGAACCTAAATATAAATTTAAGTCTGTAGAAAAAGCTATTTTTTCTATATTTTTTTCTAAATTTCTTATAGTTTTCATAAATTTTGTATATTTTGGGATTTCTTCTAATTTTTGATTTACTGCAATATTAGTTGTCATAAATGTATCTATTTCCTCAATATAAGTTCCTTCATAAATATATTTTTTAATTGATAATATTTCATTACAACTTTTACAAATATATTCACCTGTTTTACTTACTTTAACATATTGTTTTGCAAAATCCACAATTGCTTGTGAAAAATCATCTGTTTTAGATTTAGCCATTTTACTAATATTTCGCCATCTTATATAATGTAAACAAATTGGTAGATTTTTTTCTTTATCTAATTCTTCTACTTTCTTTTCTGCATTTATATATACAATATTTTTTTTTATTTCTTTTTTTAATATAGGTAATTCAATAATTTTATCTCTTTTTCCTGGTATCATATTATCAACATCATCTACTTCAATTATTATTTCTTTTAATTTTTTTTCTAATGTTTTTTGAATTAATTTGTTTTTAATTTCTGGATTTAAATTAAAGTCAAAAAATCTCTTAGAATAACCTCTTAATATATTATCTAAATTCCATATTGTAATTTCATCTAAATTTTTAATATATAATTCAAATTTATTTTTTACCAAGTCAATATATTGATTATAAATTTCTGAAATCATAATATTAATATTTTTTGTTGGGTCATTACTATTTAAATTAGTATAACCTTTTAACTTTGGAATATCTTTATTAATATTAAATAACCAATAATATAATTTATTACTTTTTTTATTAAAAGTTTTATTAATAATATTTGTAAATGATTTATATCCATTATCTGATTTGGATAATTTATTTACATCAACTAATTCATCTGTTGTAAAACAGTCTAAAGGTAAATGTTTAGGATTCCAAGCTATACCAACCACTGATAATTCTAAATTATCATGAGCTATACGTGATTCAATAGGTGATTTTTTTTTCTTTAAATTTATTAAACGAATAGATGAAATAGGTTTTGAAGTTCTTAATTTAAATCTATCTTTAGAAAAATGTTTATAATTTGTATATGCATATGTTCTAATATTTTCTAAATCAAATAATAAATCTTTATCTGTTGCATTTTCAGACATTTTTAATTTTTGAACGATCTTTAATTCCTCATTTTCATTTATTAATACTGCTTGTCTGGGTTCTTGAGATTTATGAAATAATTTTTCTGTATCAAGTTTTAATTTAGGATTTTTATCTATAAAAGGTGAATAATAATTTTTTACATTATTCATTTTATTTATAATATATTTAATTTTAGAAGCATCTCTCTCTTTCAAATTATCACCTATTATAGATTCTGGATCATATTTTTCATTATCATCATGAAATCTAATAAATTCTTCCGAAATTGGAATTAATATACCTTTTGAAAATAAAAAATTTACAAAATCTTGATTTTCTTTAATAATAAATTCTTTAGTTTCTCTCATTTCTACTAAATAATTATAAATTTCATCGGCTAATCCTAATTTTAATTGTTGAATTGATAAAAATTTTTGTATTTGATTAAAATCAATTATTTTTTTTTCATTAGAAACAATGATTTCAATATATTTATATTCACCTTTTTCTTGTTCTTCTTGATTTAAAAATCCTAAAATTTCATTTTTTTCTTCTTTAATATAAATTTGTTTAAAAATTAAAGTTTTTAAAATATTATGAAAATTTTCTTTAATTAAAAAATTATCAATAATATAATCTTCTCCCAAATCATTAAATAATTTTATAGTTGAATCAAATTTAAGAGGATTATTTAATAAAATAATTTTAATTTTATCCATAGTTTTTCCAGCATCAAAAACATATAAAATATTTTTAATATCATTATATGCTGTAATAATTTTAGAATTATTCTCAGAATTATAAAAATTTGATATTTGATAAATTGAATCTTTTTGATATTTACTAGATTCAATTATATTTGTAATATATAAATCTCTACCACCATCATAATAATATCCAATTCCTAAATATATATAAAAAGCACAATAACGTTTAATTGTTTCTAAAATAAAATTATAATAAGATTCATTTTTAACTAATTCTAAAATCTCTTTTTTAGATGTATGATTGGAAATAAAATCTTTTAAAATATTCAATATATCATTTTGAAATTTAACAAAATTTGTATCAGAATTATATTTTTGAAAAATCTTTTTCTCTGTAAGATATTCAAATAGTTTATTTAAAATATTATCAAATAAATCATCAATTTGATTAATATACATTATTATAATATTATTGATAAAAAATATTATAAAACTTTTATTTCTATATATATATATATATATGTCTAATAATTTTTTATCTGAAATATTTAAAGATCTCAATAGTGAAAGTTCTGTTAGTCTACCAAATGCTATAAATATAGTAGATGCTCCTAAAAATTCTCATAATAATATGTATCAAACTGGTGGTGATACTACTTCTGAATTTAATTCCAGCTTCATACATGAAAATGCAAGCAATTTAAGTGCTACATCAAATACTTCTATGTTTATACCACAAAAAGAAGGTTCTTATGATGATAATGCTACTTCTAGTTTTATACCACAAAAAGGTGGTTCTTATGATGATAATGCTACTTCTAGTTTTATACCACAAAAAGGAGGTTCTTATGATGATAATTCATCTTCTAGTTTAATACTACAAAAAGGTGGTTCTTTTAATAATAATTCCACGTCTAGTGTTTTACCATCAAAAAGAAAGCTTTTTAATAATAATTCTACTTCTAGTGTTTTACTACAAAAAGGTGGTAATAATAATGATGTCAATCATTTAATATCTATGTTAACAACCGATTCTAATAATAAAAATGATATTACTAATTCTACTAGCACTGAAGAATTAGAAAATAGATTAAGAAATATGTTATAAATTAAGTTATTATATACAACTATTTAAACTATCAAATAAAAATGTCTAAATTTTTTACTAAAAATAATTTAAGTGAAATATTTAAAGATTTCAAAAATGAAAATATTAAAGGCTTACCATGTTATCATTTTATGCCACAAAAATATAAATCTTTCAGTTTAACTTCTGATATTAAAAATACAGATGAACAAGTAAATCAAATAATATCTATTTTAATATCTGAAGAAAATTTTCCTATAAACGAAGAATTAGAAAATGAATTAATAAATAGTAATTCAAAAAAAAATAATAAATTAAAAGAATTTTGTAATAAATTAAAAGAAGAATTAAAAAATTGATATATAAATATTAAGTTATTAATAAATATATATTAATATTATGGATATAAAACCTATTTTAAATAATGGATATATATACATCAGATATCATTCATCTTATGAAAATAATCAAATATGTAAATTAGGGAAAACTAACAATATAATTAATAGAGATAGCACTTATGCAACCAGTGAATATGAACGAGGTAAATTTATATTAGTTATTGAACTTTTAAATAATCAAAAATATGATGATACATATGTAGAAAAACTATTACAAAAATATTTTAAAAAATATCATTCTAAAAAAAATGGAGGTAGTGAATTTTATCAAAATGATATTATTAAAGAAATAGAACCATTTTTATCTATGACTACAATAAAGTTTAAAGTATTATCAGAAGAAGAAATTAAAAATATAATTTATCATGGAAGAATTAAAAAATTAAAAGATTTACTTAAAAAAGTTATTCAAAATAAACGGTCAGAGACAAAAGAAAATAGATTGCGTAATAAATTACAAGATAATTATATTGTTGAAATTATTGAAAAATTAAATATATACAAAAAAGCATTTATAAAAGCACCTACTGGATTTGGTAAAACTCATTTATATTATAAAACTATTATAAAAATGAAATTTGATAGTATTTTATTTTTGACACCACGAATTTTATTAAATCATCAAATAGTTGAAGATAAATACTCCTTTTATATTAAAGATGCGAATTATGATATTATTCATTATAGTGATATAGATTTTAAAGAAAAAGAAAAAACTATTAAAAAAAATTTAAAATCATATAAAAAATTTATAATGACAAGTTGTTATCAAAGTCAAACTAGTTTATTAAAAATTATAAAAAAGTTTGATATAAATTTTGACTTAATTATATTTGATGAAGCACATTTTATAACATCTTGGGGAAATCATGAAAATATATCAGAATTTTTAAGTAATAATAATATTACTAAATATAGATTATTTGGATCAGCAACACCAACAGAAGATATTGAAACAGCGCCAAATATATATGGTTCTATTATAGAAAAAGTAAAAGTATATGAATTAATAAATCAAGAATTATTATGTAATATTGAAACTATTGTTAAACAACTAGAAAATAAAAAAAAAGAATATCATAATTTAAAAGATTTAATAGTTGAATCAATGATTAAATATAACAAGAAAAAAGGAATTATATATGTTAATGATTGTAAAAATGCAGAAAATTTATACAAATTATTACAGAAACAAAATAAATTAAATGTTTATATCTATGTTTCTAAAGAAATAGAAGTAGAAAATGATAGTGATACAGATTTAAAAACATTTGAAGATGATAAAGAACAATGTGTTATTATTTGTGTTGGTAAAATTGGATATGGTTATGACAATGATTTTATTGATTTTATCTGTTTGGGAGATCCAAGACAATCTGATATTGATATAAGACAAATTATTGGTAGAGGATTAAGATGGAAAAAAGAAGTATATCCAAATAAATTACTACATTTATTAATTCCATTATATAGAGATGAATTCGGTAATTGTGCTAAAAACGAACATCTAAAAAAATACTTGGATTATATAATTGGTGAATGTGGTAAAGATATTATATTTAAAAATAATAGAATTTTTATAGAAAGTAATGGTGAAGAAAAACCAAATAAAGGAAATGATTATGATGGAGTTAATATTCCAACTGAAATATTAAATGAATATTGTACCACAGGTTATAATAAATATACAGACTTTTTAAGATTTTTAAAAAGTAATTTAATATATGATGAAATTTCATATAATAAATTAAAAGAAAAACAAAATTGGATTGTTGAATTAGGTGGAATACAAACCAGGTATCCAAAGTTTTGTTTCAGACATAATCATCCTAAAAATATAGATTATTATTGGGAAAAAAAAGAAGCATTAGGAGCATATGAATTAATGAATAATAAATTAGCTGATACTAGTGGAAAAGAAAAATATAGAAAATATACTTCTCAACAAAAATTAGAAAAAATAAATGAATTAGATAAAAAAATACCACCTATTAAATTTGACCTATATTATCCAATAGATTAAATTGTTGATTTAGATTTAGTCTTTTTTTTTGGTACTTCTTTTATTTCTTCATTTGTATCTAAATCTATTAATTTATCAATATTAAAACCATTAGGATTTCCATAATCATCTAATGAATTTAAGAAAGCAGTTTTAATATTATCATTGATGTTTTGCATCATTATATTTAATTCTTCATCTAATTTATCTAAATTAGATAATGTTTGTTCCATTTTATTTTGATAATCTAATGATGGTATTGGAATATTAAATTTAGATAATGTTTTTGCATCCATATGAACTTGTCCACATCCTTTAGTATATTTAAAAATACTATCTTGTATTAATAATAAATAATTATATAAATATTTTTCTGTTAAAATTAATATATTATTACTTTGAATACTAATACAATCAGAACCCCATATTTTTGTTTTATATTTTGATATTAATCCTGCACTTCCTGATGTTGCACATATAATTGTATTTTCTTCCATATTATATTCACTATGATATCCAATTGGTTTTTTTCCACTACCAATTACTGGATATTCCCCATCAATAAAATTTGAACTCGTTAAAGCAGTACCATTTTTAAATTTACATACTTCGCCTAATTTCATTACTTTATTAATTCCTTTATTTGTTGCACCTTTAATCATTGCTTCCATATACATTCGTCTCATTTTTTTATTTCCTTCAATACCTTTCAAAATATCTTTAGATGTGTCTTCAATTTCTATAATATTTTGAATAATTTTAGATTGCTCGTCTAAAGGTGGAATTGGAATTTTCATACGATTAAAATTCTTTTGGTCTAATGATTTATTACAAGAACCTTTTTCATATACTGTTTCTATATGTTCTTTGATTGAATTTAAATAATAATAAATATATTTAATTGATACTTTATTTTTATACTTATCATTTATTATAAGTTTTGACATTAAATCACCATAATCACATTTTCCATTATAATATTTAATTACCATATATCCTCCATTTTTTCCATTTGGCATAACTGTACTTATGAATAAGTTTTCACCATCTAATGAATATTTATTTATTCTTTTATATTTATCGTATAAAGACCAATTAATAAATACACCATCACCATCTTCAACTTCTTCTACTTTAGAACTTTGTAATTTACCTTTTTCTAATGTAAAAATATCACCAAATTCAATCCATTCAAAATTAGTCATTTTTGAACTAAGACTTTCAATATATTCATCTTTTAAATAATCGCGAAGATACCAAGATGAATTTGTTTCTTTTTCAATATCATCAATTGATACTGTTGTTATTTTTGTTAAAGTATTACATTCTTTATTTGCTTGAATAAAATTTATTGCTTTGGTGCCTTTTTTATCTTTTTCAAAAATTAATCCACAGGTTTTAATTCCTGTATGTGTAAAAGTTCCACCTTCAAATAATATAATATCTGTAATATTTGTTTCTTTCATAAAATATTTTCTTGTTTCTTTATTAGATGATCCAAAAAATAATTCTCCATATGGAAGAATAATTAAACATAATCCATTCTCTTCTAATTTATATTTATTTAATTCTAAAAATTGAATTGGTGGACTATTATCTTTCAAATTATATATATCATCTAATTTAATTTTATTATCTCCAGTATATTTATCTGTTTTAAAATTTTCTTTAATTTGCTCGAATTTTTTATCAGTTTGAAAAGGTGGATTAGTTAACACAAAATGATGTTTATTATTATTAATATGAGTTAAACTACTTTCACATTTTACATCATATGGAAACTTTTTTAATGTTAAAATTAAATTCATTAAACCATATTGAAATGTAGTTGATTTAACTTCACCACCAGATAATAATATTCTATCACCATATTTTTCTTTGAATAAATTATATCCAGTAACTAACCATCCACCTGTTCCCATACAAGAATCATAAAATTTAATTTTTTCTTTTTTATCTAATTTCTTTATGATTTCATTAATTCTATCTTCTTTGTAATTAAAAATTAATTTCATTAACTTTCTTGGTGTAAAAAATTGACCTAATTTAGAACCTTTCTTAACATAACCATTTATAATATGTTCGTATATCTCACCAATAACATCTTCATTTTGTTCTATTTCGGTAATATTTAGTGGTATTATTACATCATTTAATAAACCTTGAATGGTTGGTGCTTTTCTTGCTTTAATAAAATTATTTTCTGTAAAAATTTGTTTAGTAAGTGGATGATTTTTTAAAATATCGCCCATTTGTCTTATAGCATCATTAGATTCATTCAGATTACGAATTACATCTAATTCTTTTTTAGATAAATTTGATAAATTTTGAAAATAACTTAAAATTTCAGTTAATTCTTTATCATCATATAAATTTTTATAATATTTCTTATTTAATAAATCTATTTTACCATCTTCTTCTTTATCAGAAATAATTGGTTGAATAGATTTAATGAATAGAAAGTTCATAATATCATTTAATGCATCTTCACCCTCTATATTTTCAGAATTATATAAATAGTTATGAGCTTTATCAATCATTTTTAAAATATTCTTTTTATCTTCACTTTTAACTTTATTATCTTTTTTTTCTAATTCAATTAAAATTTGATTATCTGGTAATCTTAAATATGAATAATCTGTTTCATTTTTCTCAACTTTTTTGCTTGATTTTTTCATTTTAATATATATATAATTAAATATTTTAATAATCTTTATATCAATTTTTTTATCTCTTATAAAATAATTTTATTCATCGTCAATAAAATCAATATCTTCATTATTGACTTTAGATACTGTTGTTTCACAAACATCATGAACTATTGTTATATCATTTTCTTTTATAATATTGTTATCTTCAACTTCTGCAAACATAATTTGATATCCATTTTTTCTATAAAAATTACGACGATAATATCCTTGACGAATAAAACTTTCTAAATTATCTAAAACATCAATTACAATTGGTCTAATTTTAGAATTTGGATCACGTGTAATACGACCAATAGTTTGTTCAATTTCTCTTCTCGGTGTTGCCATAATTAAGGTATTTAAACCTTTTATATCTAATGCTTCAGAAGCCATTTGAAATGTTCCAAATATAATTTGACATTGTGATGTTTCATCTAATTTTTTTTGTTTCATTCCACCAATATAAAATCCACTAGTGCATAAATTTCTATCATCTAATCTTTTTTTTAATAATTCCAAGTGTTCAACACGTTCACTTAAGATAATAAATTTTCTTCCTTCTTCTGTTAGTAGCTCTTCTACCAAATCAATTATAAATCGATTTCTTCTTCCAATAGTAACTAAATTAGTAATAGTTCCAGGACGATTAACTTCTCCTGTAAATCTTTGTTTTTTCTCAACAAATTTTTGGTGAATAAGATTATATTTATAAATTCTTGTTAAAACCGTTTTATTTTCTTCTAAATTATATTGATAAATAATTGGTCCAAAATACCAATGTAAAACCTTTTCTAATTTATCACTTCTTTTAGGAGTAGCCGATAATGCTAATGTTTTTTTACAATTTATTAATGGTAAAGCTCGTGAAAAATATTTAGATGGTGCGTGATGTGCTTCATCAAAAATTACTAATCCAAAATCAGCAAATATATTAGAATCATATTTTTCTTTAGCTATTGATTGTAACATTCCAATAACAAAATGTTTACCATCAATATCTACTTTATTTTGTTGAATAATTCCAATTGGACTATCTGTAAATTGTTCAATACGTTCTTTCCATTGATTTAATAAAAATCCTTTATGAACAACAATTAATGTTTTAACTTGAAACAATGAAGCAATATTCAATGCAATTACTGTATTATGGGAGACAGTAAAATCACCTAATACAAATCTTCTATTACCATCAATTTCAAATCCATAATAATCATCTTCTTGTAATTTTTCTAGTTTAATTTCATAATTTAAAGTATTTTCAGTATATACTTTATGTTTTGCTTTTTTTATAAGATTTAAAACAGGAATTTCTTCTATACCATTACCATAAATTGTTGTTAAAAAATAATTATTTCTTATTTTTTTAAATGCACAAAATCCAAGTGATCTAGATAAAAATATAATATCATCTAATAAATTCTCATTTTTTTGTATAATTGTATAAGAATAATTATAATAATACCCTGTTGAATCTATAAATCCTGCTAGTAATTTTAATTGAATATCTCTTGAATTACATTTATAATGATGAGGAATGTATTTGTTTTTTAATAAATTATAGTTTGTTAAAAATTTTATAAATTTATAATTTATACCAACTATTTTTATTAAACTATATTTGGATTGCTTATTACCTAACCAATAGCCTAATAAATAAGGTTCAACTTCAATATCTTTTTCTTGAAAGGTAATTGGAACACGATAACCATAAAATATATTATCTTTATAATTATAACATATATCTTCTTTGTAATTATAAAATATACTTTTATTATCTTGATTATTAAGTATTTTTAAATAATCTTTTACAGAAATATCTAATACATCATTGTCATTTATATATTTACTATACTTTAATGATAAAATATGACTTTCATTTACTATATAATAACATTCATTAGTTCCGTTAATTTTATACATCATTTCTCTACCACGCGCCAAAGATAATACTTGTCGTGGTGTTGAATCATCACCCATTAATAAATCACCAATAATAATATCTTCTACTTTTTTTTTAGAACCGTCATATAATAAAATTTCAGTGCCTTTTCCTAAACATTTACCACCACCACAACCTAAACATATAAGTCCACCATTATCTTTTTCTAACTTTGGTAAAACTTGATTAATTAATTCTTTTTGTGATTCTCTTAATTCACCTTTAAAATTTATTTTAACTTCTTCTCCTTTAATTTCTGTGTTTTTTTCAGGTTTTCCTAATTTTTCAAGAGCATAAAATTTAGGCACTATAAGATATTCATCTGTTTCACGAAATACTTTAAAAAATTCATTCTTCTCTTTTATACCAAAAGAAACACCAAATTTAAAAGGTTCGACTGTTAGCTCATCTTTTATTTTATTAATTAATTCAGAACCTATTTTTTTTTTATTTAAAATATATCCATCTTTAGAAAGTAAAGATTTATATTCTGCCATTTAATAAATATATAAAAGATTTAAATTTTGTTTTTAAATTTCAATTTTTAATTTAATTTTATTTTTTAATAAAATATTTAAATTTTTTATAATCTATTATATATTAATGCAAGTTCCTAGTATGGTTAATGAGAGTCTTCAAATTTTAGACAATAAATACATAAGTGCAATGATTGGTTTATTTTTAGCACTTTATGCTGGTTTAGCAGCTCCTAAATTACCTAAATATATTACTATATACTTTGATAATCCTATGTTTAAATTAGGTGTTATGTTTTTAATAGCATATATGGCTACTAAAGACCCACCTGTTGCTATTATTGCATCTGTTGCTTTATTAGTATCATTACAAACTTTATCTTCGCAAAAAACTACTGACAAAGTAGTTAAAGCAGTTAAATCTAAAGTAAATACAATTAAATCGGAAGTAGAAAAATCTAAATATTTAAAAGACATAACTGAAGGATTCGCGGATGATTTAGATGAAGAAGAAGATTCAGATGAAGAAGAAGATTCAGATGAAGAAGATTATGAATCACTCGTTAAACCATCAGTTGAACAAACTGTTGAACAAACTGTTGAACAAACTGTTGAACAAACTGTTGAAAAAACTGTTGAATTAAAACAAATAGATGAAGTAATGAAACCAATAACAGAACAAGTAATCAAAAAACAAGAAGTAACAATACCAATACAAGTACAAGCAGACGCAGCCACAGAAGCAGCAGTACAAGCACAAGCAGAAGCAGCAGCACAAGCACAAGCAGCCGAAAAAGCAGCTGCACAAGCACAAGCAGCAGAAAAAGCAGCCGCACAAGCTGTAGAAGAAAAAATGAAAGCAGAATTAATAGCACAAGCACAAGCAGCACAAGCGGCACAAGCACAAGTAGCAGCAGCACAAGCACAAGCACAAGCAGCACAAGTACAAGCAACCGCACAAGCAGCACAAGAACCTAATGGATGTGGACAAGTAGTAGATACTAAAATATCAGGTTATGATTTAAATGCTGAATATGCTCCTTATTAAATAATTTTAAATAATTTTTATTAATTTTAACTTAATAATAAAAATTATTATTTTATATAATTTATATGTGGATTAAAAATAGATAATTTAATAATAAATAGATGGGTGGGTATGTGTTTATTTTAATATAAAGAATCAAAAAAGAACTAATTAATATTTTACATCATTTTTTCATATTTAGAGACATTTGTATTAAATAATTCAAATGCTTTTTTGGCCATATCTACAGAAGACATATCTTTAAATTTTTCTTTAATTTCTCTTAAAACAGCACCGGCAACTTTACCTACTTTAGGACTATTAGATACTTTTAATTTATTAGCTATATTTTTTTTTAAATCTAAAAAAGCTTGAAAACCAGGATTAGTTGCTTTTTTAGGACCTTTTGATGTTTTTATACTAGATTTTTTAGCACCACCTACCATTATATCACTGGATTTTTTGCTGGATTTCTTAGACGATTTCTTGCTGGATTTCTTAGACGATTTCTTGCTGGATTTCTTGCTGGATTTTTTAGATGATTTTTTAGCACCACCTGACATTTTCTTGCTGGATTTCTTAGACGATTTCTTGCTGGATTTTTTGCTGGATTTCTTAGATGATTTCTTGGTAGATTTTTTAGCACCACCTGACATTTTCTTGCTGGATTTCTTAGACGATTTTTTGCTAGATTTCTTAGACGATTTTTTGCTAGATTTTTTAGTAGATTTTTTAGCACCACCTGACATTTTCTTGCTGGATTTCTTGCTGGATTTCTTGCTGGATTTCTTGCTGGATTTCTTGCTAGATTTCTTGCTCGATTTTTTAGTAGATTTTTTAGCACCACCTGACATTTTTTTGCTGGATTTCTTGCTGGATTTCTTGCTGGATTTCTTGCTCGATTTCTTGCTCGATTTCTTGGACGATTTCTTGCTCGATTTCTTGCTTGATTTTTTAGCACCACCAGACATTTTCTTGCTGGATTTCTTGGACGATTTCTTGGACGATTTTTTGCTCGATTTCTTGGACGATTTCTTGCTTGATTTTTTAGCACCACCTGACATTTTCTTGCTTGATTTCTTGGACGATTTCTTGGACGATTTCTTGCTGGATTTCTTGGACGATTTCTTGCTGGATTTTTTAGCACCACCAGACATTTTTTTGCTTAATTTATTAGCATTATCATCATTATTATCATCATTACCTAATATTTTTTTAGATAATTGTTTTTTATTACGACCTGTGTGTAAGAGTTCTAATTCTGTATCTAAATTTTCATTTGGACTAGACATTATAATAAATTATAAAAAAATATTTTAAACTAATTATTATTTTTAAATTTTTTATAATATTTTTTTATAATTTATATTCTTAAAAGTTTAAAATATTATAGATTAAAAATTGAAAATTTAACAGTTTACTTGTTTATATATTTTGATTTATAAGACATCTGAAGCAAAAGATGGATTTACTTATAAGCAAAAAAGCTGAACAGCTTGAGAAGCGCAGAGAGCGCGACAAAAAGCGACGAGAACGTAATAGAAAATATAAGATGGAATTACTTATAAGCAAAAAAGCTGTGCTTGAGAAGCGCAAAATAGAAGAGAATAAATTCTTCAAGCTTTATGAAGAGCTTATTAGTGAGATTGCTGCAGGTTTAAATGACGAGCATGTCCCAAATTTAAATAATACTGTCAAGGACGAGCTTACTTCGTTCTTAACTTGCACGGAACTTATTTACTAGGAAGGTATACCATCTTGACTTACATTAAAGGTATGTATAAGCCAAGCATGCTGTCATATATTTAAATTTTTTTTATTATAACAAGTAAATAATTTACTAAATAATAAATAAAACAAGCATCTTAATAATTTTTACTCATCTTCAGACATATTATCAAGCTCAAAAAAAATTGGATTGTTATAAATAGTTGTACTTGTTAGTGTAGATGTATATGTAGGTGTTGGTGGTGTTAGTGTTAGTGTTGGTGGTGTTGGTGGTGTTGGTGGTGGTGTTAGTGTTGGTGCAGATACAGACAGTTTTTTATTTCTTTTATGTTTTCGGTTATCTTGTTTGTAGATAGCATCAGACGAATCAATGGCTTCGTTAATCTCATTAATTGAGCATATGCTAATTTTTTGCATATCTAGACGACATGTAAGCTTTTTAAGAATAGTTTTTTTTACATAGCCACACGGAGCTTTGAAGATAACATAAAACATACCATCTTCTTTTTCTGCCCAAGCCAATAGCGTTTTGTTCTCAAACTTATGCATTAGAGCATATCGTATATAGTTAATATACAAGCTATTAACAGAAAATGTCCAATATTGTGAGCATTTTGAACACATTTTACTATTATTAATTATATAAAACTGTAAATATTTAAATTTTCAATTTTTAATAATTATTTATAAAATAATTTTTTATTTACTACTTGTTTACTTGTCATTTAATTCGTGTATCATAGAATCATCACAATCTGAATCCGAGTATGAATTATAATATGTATCATATTTGGTATCTGAGTCGTTAACAAAATTGGTAAAAAGCAATGGATCGTGTTCGAGCATATTTTTTATCTTCTGAACAAATTCAACAGCTTCATTATAAGTCATATGGATATCGTATTGCTCTAGAAATGGCAGACTCTTATAGAGATGATAATCTCCAATTTGAATTAAAACTGTTAATTTTTCAAAAGGCACTAAATAACCATCGGGCATGAAATAAACAACTGCGCTTATCTCTAACATAGGGAGATGGACACTATTATAAGAAACACGAGCTAACGGGACTTTTATGCTCGTTACATAAATAGATGATGATTTTGATATACCGAAAACCTTTGCAAAATTGCTCATTTCATCATGTGCTTGTTTTAGAAATGTATAATTATTTAACATTTTTTATTAAATTTAATTATAAATTAATAAATATTTAATCTTTCAATTTTTTACAATTTTAAAAGATTTTCTATGAAATTCTGTTAAACCATATTTTTTTATACCTTCAATGTGTTTAACTGTTCCATATCCCATATTATTTAATAAATTATATCTATCTATTAATTCTGGATATGTAAAACATAACTTTTTAATATAATCATCATGATATTCTTTTGCTATAATAGATGCAGCAGCAATAGAATAATAATTAGCATCTCCTTTTACAATAGATTTAGTATTATAAGATATAAATTTTTTTTCCCAACCTATACCATCAATTATTAAATAATTTGGTTTAAAAGTAAGTTGTTCTATAGCTCTTGACATTGCTAATTTAGTTGCTTCTAAAATATTAATAGAATCAATTTCTTCTGGTTCAGCATAACCAACAGCCCATTCATCAACATTTTGTTGAATCCATTCTAAAACTTCTTTTCTTTTTTTACTTGATAATTTTTTAGAATCCATTACGGATTCATTAATTGGAGTATCTCCCCAATTAACTGCAGCAGCATAAACTCTACCAAATAATGGACCTCTACCTGCTTCATCTAATCCAACTTCAATTTCATTATTATTTAATTTATTATAAATTAGTTTCATAATAAAATAAGAATTAATATTTCTTTATTAGTTTTTTATAATTGGTATATATTCCCATGTTTGAGAACATAAAGGACAATGATTATTTTTATTAACCCATGGGTTTATACATTCAAAATGAAATGAATGACTACATTTACCTGTAACAACATATGAATCAATACATTTATCTTGACTATGTAAACTTGGTTCATTTAAATTACAACGACAAATTGGACATTCTGTATTTTTAGGAACATTATGACACCAAGAAGTAGATAAATTTACTTTTTTAACTATAAAAGGATAAGGCATTTATTAAATATTTTATTAATATTTAATATATTAAATTATCAATTTTTAATTTCATCTATAATAGAATTATATGTCATCACAAAATTTGTCCAATCATAACCAATAATTCTTTTGTTTTCTATAATTTGTGTTCCTTTTAATGAAACAAAAATTTGAACGGGAATACTACTAATTTTATACATTTCATTTAAAATTTGATTTTCTTCAGAATCAATATCTAAATGTCCAACTACTAAATCTGGCATTAATTCTATAGCTTCATCACTTTTAAGTTTATCTTTAAGGTTTTTACAAGGTCCACACCATTCAGCACCAAAATATAATACAACAACTTTATTATTATTTTCCCAAATAAGTTCTTCTACTTGTTCTGTACCATTAATATCAATTATCATTAATATTAATAGTATTAATTGTTTAAATAATTTATTTGTTTTTTTTTAATTTTATTCAGATAAAAAATCAGAATCAGTATTATTAGATATTGTGTTTGAAGAATCTAATGTACTTGAAGATATTAAATCAGAATCATTTTGAATAAATTGTTTACTAGCTTTCATTTGTTTGGATTTTACATTAACTTGTTTTTCACGACCACCTGTTTGAATAAATAAAGAAGAAATTGAGTCTGATTCCGATTCCGAATGAGTATTTTCTGTTTTTTCAGTAATAGTAGCCCCTCCAATTAAATTATTATCTTTATTATTTAAAAAACCGGATGGATTTACTTGCATTTCACTTAGTTTAGATTTTAAATCTAAATATTTATTTTTATATTTAAAATATTTTTCTTGGTATGACATAGTATATATTAACATTTAGATATAAATTATTATTAAAATAATATTAAAAATTTTCTATATTATATTAAATGAAAATAGATGAAAAGTGCGCACCAAGTAAAACATATAATGATGGTTCTTGTTTAACATTAGAATCTTTAAAATTAATAATAGCATCATATAATAAAAAAAGTAAAGAGTGTGATAAAATAAAAATAACAAATAATAAAAAAGAAATGGTTAAAAAATTAGAAGAAAAATTATCAAATAAATGTGATAATCAAACATGTTGGTTACGTTTAGATGTTATTAAAGAATTAGAAAATGAACAAATCAAAGAAGATATTTTAACAAATACTTTTAGACCAGAAGGTCCTAAAAAAAGATTTGAATGGTTATCAACTTCTGATATTAATGATGTAGTTTCTCAATATCAAGAAAAATATCAAGATTTTTTATTTTTAGGAGCTTTACCAGCAGATTTTGAAGAATTACACATTTTAGGTATTAATAATTTAGATTTTCTAGAACTTGAAAACAATAATAAATATAAAATAGGAATGATTATTAATTTAGATGTGCATACTCAAGGTGGTTCACATTGGGTTGCATTATTTACAGATTTAAAAGAAGGAAAAATTTATTATTTTGACTCTTTTGCTAAAAAACCATATATAAGAACAAAAAAATTTATAAATAAAATAGTTAAATATATTTATAAAAAAAAGCATAATAAAGATTTAAATATTACTTCTCTTATACAAAATATTAAAGGTGGTGGAGGAACTACATATTTAAATAAGTTAAAAGATTTTGATATTAGATATAACACCATTCAACATCAATTTAATAGTTCTGAATGTGGTGTTTATTCTATTAATTTTATAGTAAGACTTGTAGGTGGTGAAAGTTTTGATGAAATAACACAAAATATTACAAAGGATAATGAAATGAATAAATGTAGAACAAAATATTTTAGAAATGTAGATATTAAATAAATATTTCTTCAATTGGGTTATTAAGTTCTAGTTGAATATTTAAATTATATTTTAATCCATAAAAGTTAAAAGCTCTACCATTTGAATCTTTAAAACTTAGTTCTAACTTATCTAATTTAATTAATTCTTCAAATTTAATTGGATTATTACCTTGATTATTTTTATATAATATAGCAAAAGGTCTTGTATTATCTATATTATTTATAAATAAGAATATTTTTTCTTCAATTCGTAAATCCCATGATTTATCAGCTACAAATTTTGAGTTATCTTTACAAATTGATGTAAAACCTAAAACTTCTCTACTTAATGGTGTTGATATAATTTCAAATGTTTCATCTGAACTAATTTCAACAAATTGTTCTACATTTAATTGAAATTTATATTTTTCAAATTTTGTATTTAATTTTTCTAGTAATGATTCAATTGAATATTTACCAGAATTTAATTTTAATTCTATTATTTCATTTGTTATATTTTTTATTTGAAAAATATTATTTTTTTCAGATTCTATATTATATCTTGCTTCTGGTATTGAATAAGACATTAGTTTTATTCCTACTATATTTTCTATAGTTTCAAACTCAAGTGAAAAATTACTTAGTGGTTCATCTGGTGAAATATCTAATTGAATATTTGATGTTCCATATAAATATTGATATTTTTTCATTAATATTTTCATTTCTTCCATTTTTTTTGTTATTAATGCTTCTTTATTATTTAATTTTTCAAACTCTAATATAATATCTTGTTTAACTAATTCCATTTTATTATTATTAAAATTACTTAATTGATTTTTTAATATTTCATTTTCTTTTTTAATTTTTTCAACTTCTGAAGCTTCAACCATTCCTAATTTTTTTAGTGTATTTTGAATTTTACTAATATCTAAATTTTTATTTAATATTGTTTTAGATGATTGTTGATTAACTTCTTGTTTTTTCATTTGTTCTTTTTTAATTTGTTCTTTTAATTGTTCTATTCTTATTGGTTCTGTTAATTGTTCTTTTATCATTTGTTCTCTTAATTGTTCTTTTTTTATGTGTTCTCTTAATTGTTCTCTTCTCATTTGTTCTATTAATTGTTCTTTTCTTGATTGTTCTGATAATTGTTCTCTTCTCATTTGTTCTATTAATTGTTCTCTTCTCATTTGTTCTGATATATTTGTTTGTTTTGATTGTTCTAATAAGTATTTTTCTTCACGAATTTGTTCAACAGTTTTTGGTTCATAATCGGGTATTTCAGTGTTATTAAATGTTTCTGAAGTAAAATCTATTTTACCTTTATTAGGTGGAATATTAACAGAAGTTCTTTCATGTTCTAAGCTTTTTAATCTTTCTTGAAATGACCTATTATCTTCTTCAATATCTCTAATATCTATTGGTTTATCAATATTATTTATACTATATAAATCTACATTATCATTATTATTAGATAAAAAGCCTATTTCTAATTCATCTTGAGGAATATTTTGAGTAAAATCTGGTTTCCCACCTTTTTTAAAATCTTGAATTAGAGTAGATTTACTATCATTTTTCTCAGGTTGAGTTTTTGTTGGTTTTAAAAAATCTGGTGTTCTTGGTCTATTATTTAATCGTATCTCACCATCTCTTTCTGATGTTAATTCTTCTATTCTTTTATTAATATCATTAGAACCTTTACCATATTGGTATTCATTAAATTTATAATTTTCATTAACTTGTTCTACAATTGGTTTAAATAAATTGTCAAATTTATCATTATTACTTTTATTTTGATTATTATTTGGTGGATATAAAAATTGGTTTATATTTTGAGAAGGAACAGGTCGTTCTGAAACTTTATTACCATTATTTGGATTTGAATTAAAATCTCTGTCAAATTTTAATTGTGCTGCATTTACTTCATTAATTCCTAAAATATCAGTTGAACTTAATTCTTTTTGTGTTTCATTATATGATGTTTTATTAAATTGTTGATAAATAGAATCAAAATTTTTTTTATTAATTTTTTTTAAATCTAATGATTTATAAATTATTTTCATATTTTTTATTAATAAATCAATTATTTTTTTTTTATCATTTTTATTTATTTCAGTTAATTTATTTTTTTCAAGTAATTTTTTATTTAATGATGAAATATTTTCTTTTGAAAAAAATGTATCGGTTATAGTTTTAACTTGACCATTTATTTCCATAGTTGCCATATTACTATAAATATTATCTTTTTTTTAAATAAACTTACTTTAATTAAACGTTTATTATTCTAAAGATTTTTTTGAAATATTTGAATAAACAGAACTATTATCATCATCACTATCATTATCAATATTATTATTTAAAATTAATTTATCATCATTATTATTAATTAAAGACCAAGGAGGATAATATATATCAGCTTTTGTATATTGGTCTTCTTTTAATACTCCATAATTAATTAATGCCATTTTTGCAGCTGCTTGTTCGCCTTCTTTTTTAGAAGTTCCTAATCCAAAACCAATACATTTATCTTTAAAATGATCATTTGGTAAATATTCTGGTTTTTCAACACCCATAATATATGTTCTTTTATGTGGAGGACCTTCTGAATAAATAGTGCAATATGATGGAAATTTCCATTTTTTAACGTGATAATATCGAAGCAATCTATCTTTATAATTATTATCTTTATAAAGTTTTTCTGAATAATTAATCATTGTTTCAAGTAAGTTAACCATAAGGTGAAAACATGGTTCAAAACCATTACTATTAAATAGTGCACCCATAAATGCTTCGAATACATCTTCATGTATCTTATCTAAATTACGCCCATTCATTGTTTCTATTTGTTTAGAAATTATAAAAAATTTTTCTAATCCTAATTCTTTAGACATTTCAGCAAGATTGGTTTTGTCTTCAATTTTAGTTTGAAGACGTGTCATAAATCCTTCGTCTTGATTAGGATATCTTTTAAAAAGATAAAAAGAAACAATAATTTTTATTACACGATCTCCAAAATATTCAAGTCTTTCATAACTTCTTCCTTGTAATTCTAAAAGATTAGTTGGATTTCCCATTTCTTTTTTTGTTGCTTCTAAAACATGTTCTGGAAAAATTTCTTTTTTACAATATGATTTGTGAGTAAAAGCCTCATAAAAAAAATTAATATGATTTATTTTTTTTACGCTTACATTAAAATTTGACAAAATTTGAATAATATCTTTTTCAGTTGGTAAGATATTATTTAAATTGTAAGGAATTTGAAATATTTCTTCTTCACCATTATTATTTATAATCTTTAATCCATCCGTTAAATAATTTGTCATTAATATAATAACACTTTATTCTATAAATAGATTTCTTTCAATTTTTTTATTTATTTAACTAATTTAAACAAATATTTAAATTTAGTATAATGGATAATAAAATTAAAGAGGAATGTACTATAGCTGTTTGTGGACCAGTTGATGCAGGTAAAAGTTCATTAATTGGTGTATTAACATATGGTGAATTAGATGATGGTCGTGGTTATACTAGAAATAAAGTGTTAATACATCCTCATGAAAGAGAAACAGGAAGAACAAGTCATATTACATATAATCCATTAGTATATTATAAAAAAGACGATAATACTGTTTCTTTATATGCACCCAAAGATGATAAAATTTTAAAAGATATTAAAATACGTTCTAAAACTACTTGGGATACAAAAGTTACTTCTTTTTTAGATTTAGCTGGACATGCAAAATATCTTAAAACAACAATGTTTGGTGTAACTGGTATGTTTCCTGATTATGGTATTGTTGTAATTGGTGCAAATACAGAAATTACTAAACTAACTAGAGAACATTTGGGAATTTTATTATATTTAAATATTCCTTTTATTATTACTATTACAAAAATTGATTTAACACCAAAAGATATTTATCAAAATTTATGTACCCAATTAAAAAAATTACTTGGTAAAACTAATTTTGGTAAAATTTTATATTTTATTAATAATGATAAAGAAACAGACGATTATGTAAATAATATGTTAGGTAATCCTGATATAATTCCAATTGTTTCAATTTCTAATAAAGTTGGAACTAATATTGATAATTTACATCAAATTCTTTATCTATTACCACATCGTGAAAAATGGTCAAATATTAATGGTTCTATTTATTATGTAGATGGTAAATTTGTAGTTCCTGGTATTGGTTTAGTTGTATCTGGCACTAATAAAGGAAATCCAATTAATATAAAACAAAAAATGTATTTGGGTCCATTTGAAAATAACACATTCAAAGAAGTTGTAATTCGTAGTATTCATAATAGTTTAAGAGAAAATATTAATAGTGCTTTATCTAATCTTCAAACTACTTTAGCTATTAAAGGAACTAAAGAGCAAATTAATAGAAATCAAATTAGAAAAGGAATGGTTCTAATAGATAATGTTGATAAATTTAAAACAAATGTTATTAAGAAATTTAAAGCAAAAATTAATATATTACATCATTCTACAACTATTAAATCTGGTTATTCGCCTGTAATTCATTGTGGTCCAATTAGACAATCTGCAAAAATTAATTTAAATAATCAAATTTTAAGAAATGGTGATACTAGCGAAGTTGAATTTGAATTTACTTATTATCCAGAATTTATAGAAAAAAATATGGTTTTCTTTTTTCGGGATGGTTCAACAAAAGGGGTTGGTAATGTAATTGATTATTAATTTTTTAAATATTTAAAAATTTTTAAATTATAGAATATAATATATGAATAAATATTTTTAGTTTTACTAGAGTTAATTGGTATTGGATTATTTATTGCTTATGGTATATTTAAAGCTGATGAAGAAATAGAAATAGAGGAAGGTTCAATTAATAAAAAACAAAATTTATTAATTACCGCAAATGTTTTTATTTGGACACCTATTATAATTTTTATTTGCGCACCTATTATAATTTATATAATAAATAGACTATATTTTACCAAAAAAGCACCAGTTACAAAATAGATTTAAAAAGTTTTATATTTTTGTAGATTATTAATTTAATAATTATTTAATAATATATATATATATATGGGAAGTTATATAAAAAATATATTGTATATTTTTATCTCATTGTTACCGTTTATTGTTTTTTTAATTTTACTAATAATTAGTAAAAATATCAACAAGGAACCAAAAAATAAAGAAACAGCTGATAATTTAGAAAGAGTTGCGTGGGCAAGTTTTTTATTATATCCTCTTTTGTTGGTTATAACGATAATTGTTATTTCATACTATGAAGGTTCAATAGAAAAAGGATTTGCTAAAATACGAAATAAAATAGCAATAGGAATACCAATACAAGAATCTGAAATAGTCCCGAGTATAGTAATAGATGGTATAGTACCAGATGAAATTACTAAATATGAATTACCAACTAATTCTATTAAACTTGAACGTGAATTAAATATGGCTAGTATAGAACCATTACCATTACCAATACCACTAGTAGTTAGAAATGGAAGACCACCACAACCAAGACAAGTATTATAAAATTTTATTATATTAGCTTTAATATTCTTTGCTATAAGCTTTGATGTAATAAAGATTTAAAAAATAAAATTTCATAATATAGTTTATTAAATTTGATATTAGTGAAACAATTATTATATAAATTTTATTATTATTTTAAAAAATATCTAGTTATATATATATGTCTAATAAAGAATATATGTCTAATAAAGAATATATGTCTAATCAAGAAGACTCTACGACTAATCAAGAAGATATGAATAATCAAGAAGATATGAATAATCAAGAAGATATGAATAATCAAGAATATATAGATGCATATATGGTACTATTTTTTATACTAGCTATTATGGCTTTTTTAATGAGTTTAAGTTCATTTATTGCTGAAAAAAATAAAGAAATAAAAAATCAAGATTATTCAGTATCACATAAGTCAGCATTAATGGGTTTATTGTTTATAATAATAATTGTTTTGATATATATTTTAAAGCGATTTAAAATATTATACTAATTTTAACAATATATTTATTACATATGAAAAGTTAAAAATAATATAGATAATATTAAAACTTTTATTAAATAGTAGAATATACCACGTTTATTTCTTCAATTATTACTATTATTTTAGTAGAAATTATAGAAAATTTAATTTTTAAATATATTTTTTATTTTTTTAACCATTTTGAAAATATTAACATTGCCTTTCTCATCATATGTTTGATGAGGGTGATATTTGTCGCGATTATATAAAGTTAAAATAACTTTAACTTGATATGTAATTAATTTTTTTTAATTTTTTCTATTGATTTAATTGATTCTTCTTTATTTTTAAAACTAACTTTTTTACTTTTTAATATAATTATTTATCTTAGTATCAATTTTATTTAATTTTTTAATTTTTATTATTATATTTGTATTATATATAAAAAAAATGTTTATATTATTTACTATATTGCGTCTCCTTTTTTGATAAATTATTTTCTAAATCTTCTATTTTAATAAGAAGTTTATTAAAAAATTTATTACATATTTTTAAATTTTTTTCTATCATAATAATATATAATTATGGAAAATAAAAATACTTTGAATGATATATTTAGTGATTTTAAAAGTGAAACTTCTGATTTTTTATTTGAACCTATAAAAATCATAAATATAAATTCTTATAATAACACTACTACTAGTATTATACCACAAAAAGGAGGTTTTTTTAGTTTAACTTCTAGTAGTAATAATGAAGTTAATAATAATGAAGTTAATAAATTAATAAATATGTTAAAATCTGATTCCAATAATTATAGTGATTCTATTGATACAGAAAAAATAAGAAATAAATTAATAAATATATTACAAGATGGTGGTGGGAAAAAAAAGAAAAAATCATATCAATCTAATAATATAAATAAACATTGTGTATATTATAATAAAACAGATAATTTACCACATTATGAAGTAAATCTTAAACAAAATGAAAATAAAAGATATATATATGATCCTTCATTTAAAGGTAATGCTAATACACATTTGGGACAAAGAAAATTAATGTTATCTGAAATGCAATTATTAAATGAATATTATAAATTATTTCCTATTAATAGTGTTATAACTATAATAAGTGTTGGTTCAGCAGCAGGACATCATCTTATACAATTAAATAAAATGTATCCTGAAACAAAATGGATATTAATTGATCCTGCACCTTTTGATGAAAGATTATTTAATAGACCAGAAATATATAGAATAATAAATGAATTATTTACTGATGATATATGCGAACAATTAAAAAAAGAATTAAAAGATGAAAAATTTTTATTTGTTAGTGATATAAGAAGAGATGAAAAAGATTTTGAAACAGGAGTTATTAGAGATATGCAATTACAATATAATTGGGTAAAAAAATTATCTCCTTTTTTATCACTATTAAAATTTAGAATGAATTATAAAATGAAAAAAGGAGATACATTACCATATCTAAATGGTAATTTATTATACGGTATTTGGGCAACTCCTGTATCAGGAGAAGCAAGATTATTAATAAAACAAGATGATATTAATAAAAAAGATAAAATTTATGATTTTAATGATTATGAAGAAATTATGTTTTATCATAATAAAAATGAAAGAACAACCTGTTTTTCAAAATATAAAAATAAAAGTAAATATAAAAACTTTATAGAAAATAAAAATAATTTATATTGCGAATGTTTTGATTGTTTGCAAGAATTAAATATTTTATTTGAATATAGTAAATTATTTAAAAAAGATTTTAATCAAGTTGTTATCAATTTTAATAATCATTCAGATATGAAAAATAAATTTATAAAAAAATAAAAGATTATTATTTTTTATTTTTTATAATACTTTATAAATTTATTATACACGATCCATCCAATATTCATCGAAATTAATGAAATACCTGCACGAAAATACCATCCTTTATAATAATCATTGATACTCCATTGTATAGGATAATTTTTATTACCCGCTTGATACCAAGTTTTGAGTGAATCTAATGGATGTGTTAATATCGAACCCATAAAACCACCAATAGCACCTCGTATCATAGAATCATCATTATTATGAATACAAGAAGTTAAAACTATTGTAAAACCCATATTACGTAATAAAGTTAAGACGAAACCTTTTGTTAAATTTGTTTGGTTAAATGCATTTAATACACTTTGATTATGAATCATTTTTTGAATTTTAATTTGTTCAATGAGATAATCTACTGTTGTTTGAATAGAAGCAGTATAAATACCAGCTAAAATAGGATTCATGTTTTTTTCTTTACAATAAGTAATAGTATTCCAAAATAAAATTCGCATTGGAACTATACCTATTATTCTACTTGTAACACCTTTGTATGGATTTTTTAAATAATCTTGAAAAGTAAAATTTTTAGTATTATTTTGTAAAAGTGTTTTTGCATAATCTAATGGGTGTACGACATACTAGAAATTATAGAAGATTTAATTTTATTTTCTAAAGTAGTCATAGTATAATAAATAATAATTTTTTAAATATAATTTTTTATTTTTTATTTTTTATTAACCATTTTGAAAATATTAACATTGCCTTTCTCATATCAGATGTTTGATGAGGGTGATATTTGGCGCGATTATATAAAGTTAAAATAACTTTAACTTGATATGTATGTGATTTTTTTTTAATCTTTTCTATTGATTTAATTGCTTCTTCTTTATTCTTAAAACTAACTTTTTCACTTTTATCGGGATTATCATTTGAATATAAACTATAATTAATATTAGTTTTTTTAATTAAAGGAAAATATTTATATAATTCTTTAAATAATGGAACATAATTATATAATTTTATTATTTTATTATTATCATCTGATATTATCAATTCAAACTCATTACATTTTTTAGTTTTAACAAGAATATTTCTTTCTTTAAAATTTTTTATATTTATAGTTTTATTTTTTTCTTTTTTAAAATAATTAAACTCTTTATGATTTGAACAAATAATTATTTTCATTTAATTTATTATATATTAATTTATAAAAAAGTTAGATTTATTTATTTTTTTTCTCACCACTACCACAACCAGTACCACCAGACATTATATTACCAAAATCATTAGATGTTTCATTTAATGAGTTATATGTAGACATTTTCTTGGTTGATTTTTTGCTTGATTTTTTGCTTGATTTTTTGCTTGATTTTTTGCTTGATTTTTTGCTCGATTTTTTGCTCGATTTTTTAGCACCACCGTACATTGTCATGCTTGATTTTTTGCTGGCTTTCTTACTGGATTTTTTGCTGGATTTTTTGCTCGATTTTTTGCTAGATTTTTTGCTCGATTTCTTGCTTGTTTTTTTAGCACCACCGTACATTGTCATGCTGGATTTCTTGCTAGATTTCTTGCTGGATTTTTTGCTGGATTTTTTGCTGGATTTTTTGCTGGATTTTTTGCTGGATTTCTTGCTGGATTTTTTAGTCGATTTTTTAGCACCACCTGACATTTTTTTGCTGGATTTCTTAGAGGATTTCTTAGAGGATTTCTTAGAGGATTTCTTGCTAGATTTTTTTGTAGATTTTTTAGCACCACCTGACATTTTTTTGCTAGATTTCTTAGAGGATTTCTTGCTGGATTTCTTGCTGGATTTCTTGCTGGATTTCTTGCTGGATTTCTTGCTGGATTTCTTAGTCGATTTTTTAGCACCACCTGACATTTTCTTGCTGGATTTTTTGCTCGATTTCTTGCTCGATTTCTTGCTCGATTTCTTGCTCGATTTCTTGCTCGATTTTTTAGTAGATTTTTTAGCACCACCTACCATTTTATATTCAGGAGACATGTTTAGTAAATTATTAATTTCATTTTCATTTTCAAGATCAAAATCAATGTCATCATCACCACCACCACCACATTGATCTTTACCACCACCTTTTTTATTTGTAATAATACGTTTACCTTTACCTTTAAAAGTACCTTTTAATTTTTGTATAAAATTTAATATAAATTCAAATTGTCCTAATTTATCAGCTTTTAACATTTTTATTACATCAGCTTCTGATTTTTCACTATTTTTTATTGTACTTTTATCTGGACCCGTTTGTTCTTCAATACTATATTGACCTTTGCCTGTTTCTTTACCATATAATCTATAAAATTCAGTATCACCTACTTTTTTTAAAAACATAAAACTTAAACCTTGAGCAGTACCATCAATAATCATTTCTTTCATAAGATGTTTAATACCTTTTTTTTTAAAACTATGATTTAGTTCATGACGATATGTAACTGTACTTTCTTTATCAGCACTCATATATATACTATTATATATAAAAAAAATAAAAAATTATTTTTAATATATTTTATTTATAAAATTATAATGATTCTTATAAAAAAAATTGATATTAAATTTTTTTATTTATTATAATTATAATTATTATATGCAAACTTTTAATGAAATGTTAGACGATGTTTATTCTCAACTCGGTACTGTTAAATCTGATATGTTTATTCTTCCTAAACCAGAATTAATTAAAGATACTACACGTGTTATTTGGAAAAATATAAAAACTTTTTTAAAAAGTACAAGAACTCCTCCTGAACATTTAGAAAATTTTATTTCTCAAGAAACAGGTATAAAAATTAATTGGTTTTCTGATTCTATTTCAGATGGTATTATTATTCATGGAAAAAAAATTTATGAAAATGATATTATAAATTTAATGAAGAAATATGTAGATATGTATGTTCTTTGTAATATATGTAAAAATTCACAAACGGAAATGCATCGTAATATTGAAATTAAAAAATATTGTATTAAGTGTAATCATTGTAATTCTACTTATACTGTATAACATAATAAAAATTGATATTTTTTTATATAATTTATTTTCATATAGTTAAAGTTAAAACATATGTCAAGTACTAGTAAAGTATTTTTATGTCCGGTTGATTTGTGTAATCAAATTATTGAAAAGAATATTAGGGATGTTACAAATCATATTAAGGAATTCCATCCTACTATTAGCGAGAGTATGAATCTTATTAATGGTAATACTGCTCTCTATTGTAAAGATTGTGATAAATATAGTACATATTTACATTATCATTGTTATGAGTGCGATACATTTTTTAACAACACTGAAAGACGAAACGATCATCTTAAAGAAAAACATATGAAATGGTGGTTTGAAAAATACTGTAATTATGGTAATAGATGTTCTAATTTTAAATCAGGAATATGTGGGTTTAATCATCACAAAGAAGACCGTTTTATTGTAGATGGAGGTGAAATTCCTTTTTATGTATGTAAATATGATTCTCCATGGGATAAACTTCGTTGTAAGCGTATTGTGTGTTCGTATGATCACTTTTGGGGTCATATACGTTCTATTATTAAGAAACAAAATAAAATAAATAAAGATACTCAATCAAATTTATTAATTTTAAATTTTTTAAATCAGACTTGTATACAATGTGATGAAATATAGGAGTTAAAAAATTGATTATTTATTTAATTAAATAATAAATAAATAATTAATTATACATGTCTTTAAAAAGGCTTCATTCCGAATTAAAAGATATTAGAAAAGAACCTAATAACTTGTATAGTGTCGGACCTTGTGAAAATAATTTTTATAAATGGAATATAAGTATGTTTGGTCCTACTAATACTATATTTGAAGGTGCTCTTATTAAAGCTTGTATTGAATTTCCAAATGAGTATCCAAATAAAGCACCAGAATTTAAATTTATAACCCATTTATTTCATCCAAATGTTTATCCTGATGGTAAAGTGTGTATTTCTATTCTTCATGAAGGTATTGATGAATTTGGTTATGAAAATTTATCTGAAAGATGGAATCCATCACAATCTGTAAATTCAATTATAATTAGTATTATATCTATGATAATATCACCTAATTTAGAATCACCTGCAAATGTAGATGCATCAAAATTATGGAAAAATAATTATGATGAGTATAGTAGACTTATTTATAAAATGGTAGCAGACACACAAAATGAATAAAAATTATCTAAGGAAAAAATTATTATATTAAATAATAAATATGATAATAAAATTACCAATATGTCAAGATAATAAAATTATTTTTTCTAATTTTTTTGTTGAAAAAAGAAATAATCCTGATAAATATATTATTTCTTTATTTGATAGAAATTATGAAAATAAAATATTAAAAATTAAAGTTCCTTTATGTAATTCTTTTGAAGGTATTAGTTATTTAGATTTATTTTTTCCTTTAGAAATAACTATTAATAAAAATAAACTATATTTTCAACATTTTATGCAAAAAATATTTTTATCTCAATCTGATTTACCAATAGATTTTTTTATTCAATTAGAAAATTCTATTAAAAAAATAGATGCACATACATTTTTAAATTTATCAGATTTAAAAACATATGAAACTGAAATATGGAAATATTTAGAGACATTTAATGATAACATTTTAACTGTTAATTATTTAGAAACTATTAAAAAATTATGGGAAGTGTCTAATTTATATTTAAATTATGGAATTTATTTAATTTATATACACCACGAATTTACAAATAAATCTATTAAAACTTATCAAAAAAAATTTAATATTCAAAAAAAAATTATTACAATATCTAATTTTATAAAAACTATTAAATATTCAATTAATTCAAGTAATTTATACAATTATAGCGAACATTATAGTAAATTAAATAATAATAAAGCTCAAATTATTGAATTAAAAATTGGATACAACTATTTTTTAAAAGTCCCTTTTTCAGAAACATCAAATTTAAAAAATAATAAATTTTTTCAAATAAATATTTCTAATATTTTTAACGGTATAATACATACTTCAAATAATAAAGCTTATATTTTTAATAATTATGAATGGTATTTTTATTTACCTAATTTAGAAATAAATTTTGATATAATAATATTTAATTTAATAAAATCTAAAGAAGTTTATGAAGAAATATTTGAAAAAACAAATTTAAAAATAGAAAAAATACATACAAATAAAATATTAGAATATTATTATGATGATAATGAATGTTCTTTAATTTATATGAGAAAATTTTTTGAAAATGAATTTGATGATTTAACTATTTTATCTAGAAACAATTATTCTATTACATTTTTTGATTATATTATTCAAAAATATTCAAGTAATATTGAAGATATAATTAAAATTTATAAAATATTATTTGATAATTATTCTTATCCAATTAAACAAAATAAATTAACAAGTTCATTTGATTTTATATTATATTTCTCTTTAATTAATTTAGATAATATTATTAAAGATATAACTGCTGATAAAATTTTTATAGAAAATAATATAAATGAATTAATTCCATTTAAAGTTAAAACATTATTTTATAATTTAATTCAATTTTTTTATTCAATAATAAAAAAAAATAATTATCAAATACTATATTTTAATCAAAAATTTTTTAATGACTATCTACACCGTTGTGTTTTAAAAAATATATTATTTTCTGATAAAAATTCAAAAAGTAATTTAACAAATTTATTATTTTTATCTAAAATTAATCCAAATCAAAAAGAAAAAATAATTATTATTTTAAAAAATACGTTATTATGTATTGATGTTGCTAATCGGTTAACTTGGAATAATCTTCCAAAAAAATTAGGATATTTAGAAATATTTTATAATAATAAAGATTTACTTATTACAATTGATAAATTAAATAAAAATATTTTTAATGATACACTTGATACAAAATTAAAAAAAGTTATTGAAAATCCATTTGAAATGTTTAAATATTTAAAGAAAGAAAAAGATTATATTAAATGGATTCGATTTTTAGGTCCATTAAATTTAGAATTATTTTATACACCAATATCACTATCTACAGATGAATTAAAACATTTAGGAATCTTATTATATTTATTAAATAACATTGAAGAACAAAATATTAAAGAATCATCTTATATAACATTTATTAATTATGCACAAAAACATAATAAATTAATTTTGGATAATAATAGAATTAATCTTAAAATTAAAGAATATTTTAATTATATTAAATGTGCAATTAATTTAGGTTTTCTTGCTAAACATTTAACATTTAATTTTAATGATATTAAATTAGATGATGATTCTGAAAAAAATATAGAACTTCCTAAAACACAAGATTATTTAAAATTAAAAGAAGAAATTAAAAAAATAACTAAAAAATATAATAAATATAAATCAAAATATATTATGATTAAAAATTCAGAACAATCTATAGAAATATTATCTGATACAAGTATTATAAAAAATATATTAAAATAAAAATATTATCTATATTATATTATATAACAATGCAACTTTTTGTTAAAACACTTACTGGTAAAACCATTACTCTTGAAGTTGAATCATCTGACACTATTGATAATGTAAAAGCTAAAATTCAAGATAAAGAAGGTATTCCTCCCGATCAACAAAGATTAATTTTTGCAGGTAAACAACTTGAAGATGGAAGAACTTTATCAGATTATAATATTCAAAAAGAATCAACACTTCATTTAGTTTTACGTTTAAGAGGTGGTAGAATAAGCGCCATTAAAAGAAGAAGAGAAGAAGCGAGAAAAAAAAGAAAAGAAGAAAAAAGAAAAAGAAAAGAAGAAGAGAGAAAAAAAAGAGAAGAAGAAGAGAGAAGAAGAAGAGAGGGTTTTAGTTCTAGTTTCGGTGGTCGTCCAACTAGTTCTGTTTATGGTATAACCTCTATAAACGCTGCTAATCCTACTAAACAAACAAACTCTTTTAGTTTAGGTACGATAGCTGGTATATTAGCAGTAATTTTTATTGTATTATTTTTAGTCTATAAAAGTATATCATTAGCAGTAACTTTTGTTGTGTTATTTTTAGCCTATAAAGTAATTAAGTATTTAAGTTCACCATCAAATTAAATATGATAAAAAACACTATTTCCCTAAAAATTTTTAATTTATTATTTAATAATTTAAATAATATTAATTACAAATAAAAACCTGATTCTAAATAAAAGATAATAATTTACTAAATTCATTAGATTTAGTAAATATTAATATATAATTTAATTTTTAAATTTAATAGATTCCAGAACTAGATAGTCAGTAAACTATTTTACTGATTCAAGTATATTTTTATATTTATTATAAAATTCTTTTAATTTAATACTATCAAAAAAATTCTCTTTTTTTACAAAACTAAGTATTTCTTTGTTAATATTATTTCTTTCATTATTTATTTTATTATCATAATAAAATTTTAACATAAAACTCATTATATTTAATATATTTAATTCTAATATATTGAGACATTTATGATTAAAAATATTAATTTTAGCATTTAAAATAGTTTTTTTATGTAAATTTGATATAATATTATTTTTTTTTTCATTTAATTTTTTAATTTCTTCAAAATCTGTAATAAATTTTTTTATATAATCATCATGAGCTTCAACACAAACTTCCTTGTGTACTTCAACTGGTATTTCCTTAATAACTTCAACTTCTTTAATAACTTCAACTTCTTTAATAACTTCAACTTCTTTAATAACTTCAACTTCTTTAATAACTTCAACTTCTTTAATAACTTCAACTTCTTTAATAACTTCAACTTCTTTAATAACTTCAACTTCCTTGATTACTTCAACTTCCTTGATTACTTCAACTTCTTTAATAACTTCAACTTCCTTGATAACTTCAACTTCTTTGATTACTTCAACTTCCTTGATTACTTCAACTTCCTTGATAACTTCAACTTCCTTGAATACTTCAACTTCTTTGATAACTTCAACTTCTTTGATTACTTCAACAGGAACTTCAATACAAACTTCTTTGATAACTTCAACTTCCTTGATTACTTCAACAGGAACTTCAACTGGAACTTCAACACGAACTTCTTTTATTACTTCAACAGGAACTTCAACACGAACTTCTTTTATTACTTCAACTGGAACTTCAACACGAACTTCTTTTATTACTTCAACTGGAACTTCAACACGAACTTCTTTTATTACTTCAACTGGAACTTCAACACGAACTTCTTTTATTACTTCAACTGGAATTTCAATACGAACTTCTTTGATTACTTCAACTTGATTTTTTTTAAAAATACAAAACATAAAAATTGTTGTATAATACATAATTAAAAAAGTAATTAAAATTTCATTAAAAGATAATGGTATATATATTGAAAATGTCATTAAACATATTATTTCTAAAATAAAAATTTTTTAATTTCAATTTTTAATTATAAAACAAATTCAATAAATCCGTTTTTACTCGGAATATACACATAATCATCAATAACTTGAATACATTCGGTATAATTACAGATAGGATTAAATGTAAATTTTCCATTATTATTTGTGTATTTAATTAAAATATCATTAATATGAAATCGCAAATAATTATTATCAATAGTATGATCTGAAAAATTATCATTTGTAATAATATTGACTTGATTTTTTAGATATGCAAGAATAATAAACAAGTCATCGTCTATTTTTGGTGGAGTTGCATAAAATAGTTTTCCTTGTATAACTTCAACTATTTTTTTATCTTTAAGATGACGTTTATGAATAATAATCAAACTATTTGGATAAGTTTCAATTACTGTTTTAAGATCTTCGATAGAATGAGAACCAATTTGTCCTTTTTGAGAATGTAAAATATTTCCAGCATCAATAATAGTATCATAATTTTTACTAATTACATTATTAAACTGTTTTAATATTTTATTATCGATTCCGTTTGAAAAAATAGGAACATATTTATCAGGATTTTCAAGTGAATATTTTTTTAATTTTGAATTATAAATATCAGAACCTTCCATATCTAGTTTTAGAAACATTCCTTCTAGACAAGGAAGAAGAAAGTATAGTTTATTTTCAATCAAAAATTCTATATCTTTTTGAAGAAATAGTTCAAGATTAATATTTTTAAAAATGTTCTTACATTTTTCTACATCTTCTCTGTTATATACAATTAGATGTAGGAAATCACGTGTCATACTAAGATAAGGTATAATTAAGTCAATAATTTCTGTATTGTTTATGATAATTCCATATTGCAAAATCAATGAAATTAATCCTTTATTTTTTGTATTAACAAGTGTTGCTAATGTATATTCATTAATAATCTCTTGTATACCATTAAAATTTTCTTCTAATAGACAATTATAAAATAGACGAGGCAACACTTTAACATTAACTGCCATGTTTCATATAAAATTGTATTAAATACATTATGTAATGTATTTAATTTTCAATTTTATTTAGATAAATTAATCAATTATTGTTGATTGAATAACCTTAAGCTTATTTGAATCTAGTATTATAACAACAGTTATATTTTTTTCGGTTTTAATAATATAAGTATGCTTTGGTAGAACATGTGAAAGATTATTTTCAACAAATTTCTCTAAATTATAACGCTTTATTGTTAATGGGAATATACTCTTAAGCAAATTATTGAAGAAAGTCATATCACGTGGATTATAAATTGTATTATTATTCAATGAGTGAATATGTCGAGCGACACTAGACAAGTGTATACTAACCATATCCCGCACATATTCAAATATTAAATTATTATTATTATCAATATAATAAACACGTCTAATATTAACTGCTTTCATCATCTGAACACAATTATAACATGGACGAGAATTACAAAGTTTACACTCATTATTAAATCGAACAACTATCAAGTCTAACTTTTTATTATTTTGCATATTAGAATGCCATCCTATCTTTGGAGAATAAGCTAGATACTTTCCAAAATAACAAAGAATTGCATGAGCTTCTGCGTGAAGACTACCACATTGATGGTTCCTACAAAATCCACGCATCTGATTTTCACAACAAGGTGTTAATAACTTTGAACCAACTAATACACCTGCTGCTAATTTAAAATCATGTATATTACTTTTCATAGCTGCATTTAAAAGACGGTCCAAAATTTTTTCTATTTTAATTGGTAACATTAATAAATATAAAATATTAATATTTATAATAGTTTTATTAATAATATTTTTTTCAATTTTTAATTAGAAATTATAAGATTTAGAAAGTTCTAATAATATTTCTTTTTCTTTTGCTGATTTTTTTTTCCAATGTGCTACTTGTCTACTAGTTGCGTAATTTTTAGATAGCATTTCTTGGTGTTTATCAATAAAAGAATAATAAATTGCATCCCAATATTTCCACCAAGTTTCATCTTTTTTTCTTTTATAAATACTCATTTTATCAATATAATTTGATGATGAAAAATATAAACGGGTCATCATTTTTCCACCATCAGCAAATTGACTCATACCCATGATATTTGGAACCATAACCCAATCATATGCATCAACTGTCCATTCCATAAATATACGATGAACTTCTTTTGGATGTGCTTGATTAATTAAAAACCAATTACCTAAATACATTAATCTTTCAATGTGATGAGCATAACTATACATAACTATATTTTTTATAATATCATCAATTGGTTTAATATTTGTTTCACCTAACCAATATTTTTCATTTATTTTTTTTTTATGATTTAAAAAATTTTTATTATACATAGATGGTTCGAGTAAATATAATGAATATACATAGTTTCGCCATCCAATAATTTGTCTAATAAAACCTTCATATGAAGCTATTGGAATTGAATCTTTATGTTTTAAATAATAATCATTAGATATTTTAACAACTAACGTATCTGGTAAAATACCAATATTCATCATAGGACTTAAAACAGAATGAAATAAAAATGGTTTTGATGTGTCAACTGCATCTTCATATGGTCCAAAGTTTGATAATTTTTTACTTAAAAAATGGTTTAACCATTTTAATGCTGTTTTTGTATCAATAGGATAAATCCATTCATCAGTATTACCATAATTTTTTATAAAATGTTTATTTACATATTCAACAGCTTCTTTATAATATTTATCTTTTCTTATTTTTGGTAATTTTGGTTCTTTAATATTATTTGGTAAAGCTTTTCTATTTTCAGTATCAAAAGACCATTTATTATTAATTGGTTTATCATTTTTCATTAATATATCTAATTTAGTTCTTTGAAATTTGTAAAAATTATCATGCGAATATTTATTATTCATAAAAAATTTATCTTTATTTTCTTTAATTTCATCTGGTGTTAATAAAAAATTTAAATTATTAATCATAGTAGCTTTATTTAATAATTTAGATAATTTTTTTAATAACTTATGATCTATTGGATTAAAATAAGTTGTTGCATCATCATTAAGTTTTTTATAAAAATTGTTATTAACATTATTAAAATCAACATAAACAATATTAAATTTTTTACTTAATTCATCATAATATTTTTTCATAGATGCTCTATGATATACTAATTTTAACTTATGAAATTTAAAGTCACTAAAATATCTAGGTTCTTCAATAATAAATATTTTATTAAATTGTAAAGAATCTATTTGATTTATTATTTTTAAAGGAAATAATTGATTTGGAAAAATTAATAATGACATTGTTAAACATTAGATAATATTTTTAATTATTTTCTTGACCAAAATTTTGTGTCATAATCAGAATCATCCGAATCATCAGAATCATCAGAATCTTCATCATATTCATCAGAGTTATTAGAGTTATCCAAAAATTTAGTTTTTAATTCTTCTTCTTTCTTAATCTTTAATTCTTCTTCTTTCTTAATCTTTAATTCTTCTTCTTTCTTAATCTTTAATTCTTCTTCTTTCTTGTTTTTTAATTCTTTTTCTTTCTTGTTTTCGTTCTTGTTTTCGTTCTTTAATACTTTTTTTGATATATTAGATTTGATTTTTTCAGATGTAGGAGATTTATTAAAATCATTTCGCATTTTTTGTAAAATATTAGGCTGAAAATTAAGAGGTGTTGGTTTTAAATTTGAAATTATTGATACAGGAGATGTAGGTCTTGAAGTTTTAAATTTACGATTACGTTGAACTAATATAAATCCATCGTCATCAATAATAATTAACGAATTATTATTATTAAATGATAATTTTACTTTAACCAAAAATGGTTGTTCATTAGTAATTATTAATTTTACTTTAGTAATAACAGGATTTTTTTCTTCAGTCATGACTGGATTTTCTTCTTTAATGATGACTGGATTTTCTTCTTTTATGATGACTGGATTTTCTTCTTTAATGATGACTGGATTTTCTTTTTTAATGATGACTGGTTTTTTTTGAATTAAAACTTTGATAATTTTTAAAATTTGGAATGATTCATCCCAGACATTATTTAATGATTGTTTTTTAGTATATTCTTTAATTGATAATTTAGGAAACTCTTTTGTTGATAAAAAGTCAAAACGAAAATTAATAATAGTAGCGCTAGCGCTAGCACTTGCCGTAGCAGAACTCGCAGTAGCAGAACTTGTGGTCGTATTTTTAGCAAAAATACTTGTATAATTAATTGCTTCAATTTCTAGTATATGAACTCGTTTACAATATTTATTTTTACACTTTCCTGTTTTCATTTGTTCTCCACAAAAACCTTGATAACCATCAAATCTAGGGTCAATATGACAATTACCACATATTTTTGAGCTAGAACAACAATTAGTTGTTGGTAATTTTAAATACGCGCCATATGACCACCATATAGAACCAGCACATACGTTATTATATTTTTTATTAGTTTCTTTAACAGTTAGTGTCTCAATAATTTTACCTTTTAATTTTTCAGGTAATTTTTCGCATATAATATTTTCTAAAGATATTTTATTACTAGTGTTCGGAACTGTCAAATTACATGCATTTCTATTAATAGATACAGTAGAAGAACCACTAGTATGTGATTTCATAATATTTATATATGATGAAATATAATAATAAATTAAATAATTATCAATTTTTTTATATTGATTTAAAATCACGAGTTATAAAATTTGTGATATTAATACTTGTTAAAAAATTTTGTATATTATCTATATGATCTCCTTTTAAATTTAATACTTTTTTACTTTCACCATCAATTACAATTACTTTTAAAGAACCATTACAACCATGTTTTTTTTTAAGATTTGTTAAATGTTCCTTAAGAATATTTGTTTCAAAATTTAAACCAGTAATAAAAGTATTTTTATGTCTTCCCTTAATGTCTAACCAAATTTCAACATTATTTAATTTTAAAGACATATTTTTAGTTTCATCAACTTTAACTTCATCATCTTCTTCTTCAAAAGGATTCATTATAATAAATAATAAAATATATAATATAAAAAAAATAATTATCAATTTTTATTTTTAAAATTTTTTATATCTTTATTAAAATCAAATATATTTTCACAATTTGGTAAAGATAAAATATTTAATTTTGTGCGGTCTTTTATAATAATTGTTGATAATCTATTATCATTTTGAATAATTACATTTATATTAGTATTTTCAATAAGCATATTATGTGTTATATGTAATACTTCTCGAATTTTAATAATTTTTTTAATACGGTCTACACCATAAATAACAATAAAAAAGTCAATTTCTTCTTTTACTCTATTTATATAATCAATATAGCAACCATGATTTAGAATAATATTATTTGGTAAATTTATTACACTTAAACACTTTGACTTTACTTCTATTTTTTTACCACAATTACAAATAATATCTAAAGATGGTGAATTATTATTAATAACACAAAGTTCTTTTTTATTACAACAAGGACAATTAAAGTTATTAGCAATATAATATTCCATTAAAGAACCAACTTTTTTTTTTAAAATTGAAGCCATTTCATTTTCTAAAGGACAATTTTTAAAAGTATGATATTTACCACAAAAGTGACACATTTTTAATATATAATTATATTTATTAATAATAAAAAAAATATCAATTTTTAATTTAATAGGTTTTAATTTTTATTTTTACCAATAATAATAAGAAGTGTTTTTAGTTCATTAGCACGTTCAGAATTCTTAATATTAATCCAATCACATTCTTGAAAAATATTTTCATATTCTCTAATAAGTCTTTTGATGAAAATTTGATTTTTGATAAAGTGTTCACGTGAAAAAACAATTGTTTGATTACCAATTTTTTGTGGTTCAAAATCTTTATCATAAGATACTTTATGCACAATAGTAGGTGTATATTTATTACCAAATCTATTAATTTTTGCTTTTTCTTTCTCGATAAGAACATTATCAGAAATAATACATTCACTAAAAAAGGTATTTGATGCTTGCTTGAGTGCATTAATGTAGTCAATATTATTAGTGCTTGGATTAGTTGGTGTATTATTTGTTTTTCTAAAATTTACTTTAATATTAATAGATGATTTTGCATAACGTGGTTTTCTTTCTGTTGTTCTATCAGCTGGAACAACGGATTCGTCAGCTGGTTTGTCAACGGATTCGTCAGCTGGTTTGTCAGCTGGAACAACGGATTTATCAGCTGGAACAACGGATTCGTCAGCTGGTTTGTCAACGGATTCGTCAGCTGGTTTGTCAGCTGGAACAACGGATTTATCAGCTGGAACAACGGATTCGTCAGCTGGAACAACGGATTCGTCAGCTGGAACAACGGATTCGTCAGCTGGAACAACGGATTCGTCAGCTGGTTTGTCAACGGATTCATCAACTGTATTAATTGTATTGTCAGTAGTTTTAGATGTATTACTTTTAACAATAGAACTGTAACTAATTACTTCTGTTTCTGAATTGCTAGTGTTCATAATTTAAACGATAATGCTTATAAAAATTAACAATAAAATAAAATAATATCAATTTTTTTAAGTATTAACCTATTAATTTTATTAATTGTTCTTTAGTTATTATTTTAACACCTGCATCTTGTGCTTTTATAACTTTACTAGTTCCTTCATTGATAGTCTCTTTGTCTTTAACTACTAGATAATCTGTATTTTTTGAAACACTAGATGATATTTTTACACCTATTGCTTCTAATTTTTCCTGTAAGTCATTATCACGAAAACCAGTTAATACAATAGTTAAACCAGTTAATTTTGATTGTTTAATTTCTATTTTCTTTTCTAATGTAATATATGATTTTATTTTATTATAAAATTTAATAAATTCATCAAAGTTATTTACTAATACAGAACTTGTTTTATCTTCCCAACCTTCTAATTCTTTAATTTTATCAATGAATTCTTTCTTAGTCCATTTTTTATAATCAGTTATTAAATTAGGATAAGTATCAAGTACTTGTTTTAAACGGCGTTCACCGATACCTTCACCTAATGCATTTGATGCAGCTATTAATCTAGCTAAATTTACATTTGTTAAACTTTCTTTAATAGCTAAAATTAAATTAGAAGATGTTTTTTCTTTGAAACCTTCTATTTTTAATAAATCTGATTCTTTTGCTTTTAGAATTTTTTCAATAGTATTTAAACCAGAATAATATATTTTCTCAACATTCTTTTTACCCATACCTTTTGTATTTAAAGTTGAAAAGAAGAATTGTAAGTTTTTAATTTTTAATTCATCTGATTCCATATCATTTGAAATAATATCAACTTCTGTTTCATTCCAATACCACGTACCTTTTGGTAAATCTGTTTTTAAAGCTGGTTTAATTACTTTTTGAATATATGGAATAACATCACCACTACGAATTATTTCTATTATAGCACCAACACCTAGTTTATTATCTACAACATATTTAGCATTATGTGCTGAAACTCGTTTAATTTCTACACCACCAATACAAACAGGTTCAATAATAACAGTAGGATTTAAGTATCCATTCTTTGAAATATTCCATTCAATTTTAATAATAGTAGATTGAGTAATTTGGTCTTCTAATATATCTTTAAAAGCAAAAGCATATTCGGGATTTCCATCAGTATTTCTATCATGTTTTTGAGTATCTGTAATAATAATACCATCAATTAAATATTCACTATTACTTCTTCTATCACGGAGATATTTACTTAAAATTTCAAACGAAATAGTTGAAACTGTTTTATTTTTAACAACTTTAAAACCTAATTCATTTAACATTTTAAATTGATCGTCTATTTTTAAAAATGGGTCAACTACTTCATATAAAACTAAATTTGTATCTTTAGCTAAATCTGAATTAATATTTTTAGAATTTACTAAACCAGAAACACTATTACGAGCATTTTTTAAAGTTTTACTCCAATTTTTTTCAAATATTTTTTGATTAATAATTAATTCACCACGAAAAGCCATTAAATTATTTTTATCATCAGATACTATTTTTTTTTTAGAAACATATTCTTTAATTTCTTCAAATGAAGGTAATTTTAAATATTTAATTAAAACAGTAATGTCTTGTCCTTCTGTTGCAGTTCCACGAGTAAATAATTTAATACTTTCATCTTTTTTATATACAAGTAATGCAGAAACTCCATCTAGTTTATCACTTAAATTATATGGAGCTTTATATTTTTTAATCCAAGAATCAAATTTACGACAATCAGCAGGTTTAATTTTATCCATAGAACCCAAATGATAATCTAGTTTGACTTTATTTTTAGATTTAACTGGAGCACCAATATTTTTTAAAATTTTAGATTTTGGATCTCTTAAACGTAAAAAATCAATTAATAAATCATATGTAGCATCATTAATAATTGATATACTTGTATTATAATATTTATCTGCTACATATTCAATTATTTCTTCAAGCTCTTTAACACTTAAATTACTTATAGTTTCTAATGCATTTAATTTAATTTTTTTTATAATATCCATCATTAAAATATATTATATAATATTAATTTATTATATATACAATTTTTTAAATTATTATATAAAATAGAGTCTATAAATATAAACTCTTAAAAGTATAAAAAAAGGTTCATTATTATATTTTACAGTGGGACTAATTCTTTTGAAAAGTATATAAAAAGTCTTTCCTTTGATGTATCCACAAACTTAAGATACAATTTATTATTATAAATAAGATTGATTTTAAATTGTTTTTTATCTCCAAGATTGCATATATTTTGTCTTTAAACTCTATGCTTAATATGTCATCGCATTTTGAATATATAAAGTGCCGCATCAGTTTAATACTAATTTTGATTAATACCGATAATAAATAAAAAATAATTCAATTTTTATATCTTTAAATACTTTTACTTTTGCTCTTGTAATAAGAGTGAAAAATTGTTTTATACCTTAGTTTCTTGCACTTTCATTGCAATACCTTTTACTGCAATGCACTATAATCCATTCTCCGGTTATATCACGTTTAGCGGTATATGAACCAAAACCTTCATATATTTCACCAAGTGAACGAATTATCATGCGCGATGTTTGTCGACAATTACAATCGCATATTTTTAAAGCAGCTATGCGTTTAGATATAGCTGACTTTGAACAGTCTGCAGAACACTTTTGTACGCACGAAAAATCGAAAGATAATGGACGTTTTTTTTGATGTCTACTGCAACATGTACACTGGATTAACTTTCTAAATTCTTCTTCAAGACTTATTGTTTGGTTTAGTTGTGTGTTTCTCATGGTTATTTGCAAGCAATGTATAAAATTCTAATAATGGCTTTATTAAATAAAAAATAATTCAATTTTTTTAATGTTTACACCCATGAAGATTTAAAATAGAATAACGTTCACAATTAAAAATCACAGTTTTATATGCTAAAAAATTGAATTTTTTTATTATTAATAGTTTTATTATAAAAACTAAATTAATTATCGTCATGAATATCACAAGATATTTGACAAATCTTTTTATAAAAAAACCAGTAGAAATAGATGATGAATTAGAAAAAGAGATTTTGACATTAAAACAATTAATTAATATTATAAAAAAAAATACTGAGTTAACGTATGAAGAAATTGATAAAATAAAAAAAATACGTGATGAATTAAAAAGACAATATGATGCTAATTATAAATATCCTATTTGCTTAAAAAACGGAGAACTAGATTTACGTGAAATAGATGATTAAATATTTGTAAAAAAGTATTAACTACTTGTTATTGATAGAAAAATTGACATTTTTTTTAATTAATAGTTTTAATTATAACATCATAAACAAAGAAAACATGTTAAAAATTCTGGCAACTAAAATATCAGATATGATAAATTATACAGCACAGAAAGTAAAGGATTTCTTTATTATGGCATTTGTTATGACTGAAGAAGAAGCACAAGCAATGAAAAAATTAAAAGAAGAATTTAGTCTTTTAAAACATATTATATTAATGGAACTGAGGGATATACTAAAAAATACAATTAAAACACTAATGATAGCAATGGCAATAGCATCATCACTACGTAAGAATGGTTTTGAATTACTAACAAAAAGGCGTGAGCTAATAACATGGAAAAGAACGGTTGCAAGAATAGACGCAATAAAGCGAAATGTAACAGCTGATATTTGGGTTAATGAGCTTAAAGCAGCTGATTTAGAAATGATGATAATAGTAGAAAAGATATCAGAAAAAATAGGGTATCAAATAAAGCCTATATATGCATCGTCAATTGATACTCTTGTGTCTGCTGCTATGGTGAGTAATGATGCATTGATTAAGGCGATAGCTGCTGCTAAAGAAAGCGATGATGCACTTATTGAATCATTACTTATTCCATATGATATACTTTATGATTTAGAGTGGCTAGTCAAAATCACGGAAATAATAGAATATAAATCAGATAATTCGATGATTGCTGTAGTAAATGCAACTGCATCAAATTATATTAGTGATGATGATAAAAATCCAGATGAAAGATTATCAAAATGGCATGTTAATAAACAAAAAATTTATGAAAAAGCACATAATTTTATTGATATTTTTCCTAATAATCTTTTTATGCCTAATGCTTTAACTTTCGTTCATATAAAAAAGTGGCATCAAAAAATAGAAAGTATTAATACATATTATAATGAAGATCAAGTCCGTTTTAAACAAATGATTAAAGATATTGAAACGAATATGACGTGTGCTCGCAAATTTAAAGCGATAATAGCTTTTGTAATCGCAAATAATAAATACAAATTAGAATAAATAAATCATTTTTAAAGACGACGAACTAGTGCACGCATTGTGTGTCTACAAATACAACTACATTCTTCTTTAGTATTAGAATTAGGATTACTTGGTAGCTCCCAAAAGTCATAAGTTGGTGGGCGATTTAATTGATGTATATCACAACATTTACATTCTGATAAATCTTTAAAAAGTTGTAAGCTTGTTCCATCATCTATAATGATAGGAGTTCTGCATAGAGGACATGGAGTAGCAATAAATGTGCATGTTGGATCTTTAACTTCATCTTTTATACGATTCATACACGTTCTACATAAATAATGACCGCATGAAGTTCTTTCAATTCCAGACACTTCTTCTTTTTTTATGAAACAAATTGAACACTCCCAATTTGCATCACATTCATCACATTTATTTATTATTTGTGTAAACTTGGGATATAATGAATACGGATAATTTGTAATAGTATCAGTATTTTGTGAGGAGTTTAACTCTGAAGATTCCATTTCTTCAATCATTTTGTTCGGTTATTGTTGCTTGTATTTATTTAATATTAAACAAAAAATAATTCAATTTTTTAATATTTATTTAATAATAACATATTTTTATCTATATAAATTATATAGATGAAAAATATTTTTAATTTAATTATTTATGTTGTAATTATTTTTTTACTTGTTCAATTATCTAATAATTTACAAAAATCTTCAGAAAAAAAATTTATAAATGATATTGAATATTTTTCTGAAAAACAAGTAGTTAAAGAAAATCCAACTGTTTATTTTGATTATGATACTGTATCTTCAGAAGAACCTCTTGAACCAATAGAAAATAGATATCAAAAAGAATTAAAATCAGGTGCAATTGTTAATCCACAATATACAAATACTAATTTTTCCGATCAACGAGCTATTTATAATAATGATATGTATGCTAAACCAATTCATATTGATAGAACAGTAGATTCTGTAAATAAAACTATAGCCCAAGTATTTGATGATTCAATTACTGATTTTAAAAAATTAACTCCAACTAAAGACTATAAAACAGGTGATTTTCTAATTCAAGGAGCTTCTAATTTATCAATGTTTAAACCAGATGAATTTGTTTATGATAATGAAAAACCTGAAAATGGTGGTGTATTTGGAAAAGATGATAAATATATTGGAAATCTAAATATTTATCCTTTTGATGATAAACTTTGTTCAAACAATGCATCATTTTAAAGAGTAAATTTATTATTTAATAATGAGTAAAAAAATATCTTTTGGTTCGAATGAGAGTTATATGATTCTTGATTTACCTACAAAACAAAAAATTATTGACTATGTTTATTCAAAATTGAATTTAAATAAACATAGATTTAAAATGTTAAATAATATTACCGGATTAGAATTCTTAAATAATAATAAACATTATGTATCTCCTAATTTTAAAGGGTTTAATTATTTTTTGATATTTATGAATTTAGAAATAAACGGAGAAAAAAAGAAATACTGTGTTGCGATTGATAGACGTAAACTATCATACCATATAGAACAGATTGAAATAAAAAATGTATTTATGGTAAAAGTTCATATGAAAGTTTCTGATTCTATATTTGATGGAACTATATTTGATGGTAAATTAATTGAATCATCAAATAAGTTTATTTTCTTAATACAAGATTGTTTTTATTTAATGGGTAAAAAAATACTTGACATGGAAATGTCCCAAAAAATGGGACATTTAGATAATATTTTAAAAATTCATTTTTCCGATCCAACTGTTTGTGATAATTTTTCTATTAAATTAAATAAATTATGTGAGTATGATGGTTTAGAAAATTTAATTAAAAATGTTATACCAAGCTGTAATATTCCTATACAAGGATTAGTATTTTATCCTAAATACTCAGGTATTTCTATTATTTTTATGGTAAATAAAGTTAATAAAGTTGATATTGAAACAAGTCAAGTTCAAAATGAAGAAAGTAAAACATATGATATGATTTATAATTTTGTTGATTTTATTAAAGAACGTGTATATTCTTATGAAAAGAGTTCTAAAACAAGAAATTATTGGTTAAGTAAAACTAATATTCCTGATGTTTATAATTTAAGTGAAAAAGAAGATAGTGAAAAAATAGGTATAGCTCATATACCTAATGTTAAAATATCACATTTATGCGATGAAACAATAAAAGATAAACCTGTTAAATTTAATTGTGTATATCATACTAAATTTAAAGCATGGATTCCTAATAGTATATCAAATTAATTATATATTAAAACTTCGTTAGTAGTAGCACCTGGATTTTTGCTATTAATTTGTCTTTTCAAATTAATAATTTTAATATTAAATTCTTTCAAATTATCTTTTATAAAATTAGTATCAGAATTTGATAATAAAAATTTACTTTTTTTAGTATTAATATGTTTACATAATTCAATTAGATTTTTATGTTGTTCTAAATTGAAATTATGTGCTGTATAACTTGTAAAAGATGTCTCATTTTCTGGATAATATGGAGGATCCATATATATAAATGATTCTTTATCATAAATTATTTTTTCTTTCCAATCATAAAAATTTATATGTGTAAATTGAATATTATATTTATTAAATAATTTATTACATTTTTTAAGATTTTCAATATCATATATTTCTAATAAATTATAATTTCCAAATGGAACATTAAATTTACCCGAAGAATTTTCTCTATAAACACCTCTAAAACTTGTTTTATTTAAAAAAATAAATAATGCAGATATTTTATTTTTTTTTGTTTTTGTTTCTTTTAATTTATTATACATGTTTCTATAAAAATAATATACATGTTCTTTACTTTTTTCTATATTTTGTTTTATAGTTGGTAAAGGTTTAATATTTGTTCTTATACCTGTTTCTTTTTTATTAATTGGTGCAGAATCATATGAATTTTTAAATTTATATAAATATTTAATTAGTTCATCTAAATTTGATTTGATTTCATTATATAAATCTATTAGATTTTCATTATAATCACCAATATAAATATGTTGAACGGTAATAGTATTTTTTTCTAATCTATTTAATAATTCAAATAAAATAGAACCACCGCCTATAAAAAGTTCGTAATAATTTGATATATTTTTTGGAAATAAATCAAAAACACTATCTAAAATTTGTGTTTTTCCTCCTACCCATTTAATTAAAGGTTTTATTTCAACCATAATTGATAATTATTATATATATATATATATATTAAATCTTTTAATAACAATTTTTTTTTTTAAAAAATTGTTATAAATGTTATATAATTATTAATTATATATTAAATAAATATGAATACAACTTTAAAAATAATAAATAAAGGAACTGGTGCTGGTGGAGCAAATACAAATGTAAGTGGTAAATCGTTTGAAGAAAAAACAAGTATTATACCTGAATTAATTAAATTAAATTTTGAAAAAAAAATATTTGAAACTGGAAAAAAAAATTATTATTACATAAAAGAAGAAAATAATAAAAAAATTATATTTTTAGAACAAAATGGCTTTAAAAAATATATGTTAAAAGTATATAATAAAGTTATAAGGAGAGCACCAGATGAAGCATTTTTAATTGAAGAAAAAGATAAAGAATATAAAATTATTAAAATTTTAGAAAAAAAAAATCAAAATTGTGAAGGTTCTGTATTTGATAAAATTTTTAGAAGAATATCAATTTCACTTGGGACTATCATTTAAAATTGAATATAGTTATTGTTTATCGGAATTTTTTAAAAAAAAATTAAATGACAAATATTATGATTATTATACAAATATATGTAAAAAAAATAATATTAATATTTTTTATGCAGACGATGTTGAATATTTTACAAAAATAAATAATTGGATATTAAATGATGAATTAAATAATTATGATTTATCCGAACATTTAGAAAATTTAATATTAAGTAATGATACAAAGTAATTAATGATACAAAGTAATTAATTAAAAGTAATTAATTAAAAATAATAAACAATAACTGTAACATTATCCATTGAGCCTTTTTCTAATGCATATTCCGCCAAAACTTTAGCATAATTACCTTTATATTTTTGAGTTTCTAAATCTAAAATGAAATCTACTGCATCTTGATTACTTAATACATCCCATAAACCATCACAAGCTAGAATTAAAAATTTATCACCTTTAGATAATTTACGACAATATATTTGAGGTAAATGAGTTACATATGGTGTACATTCAATATCACCAAATGCACGAGATAATGATAAATTTTTAATTCTCCAATCAGCACCATCATAAATTATTTTACCACCTAAATTTTCAATTCGAACTCTTTCTTCTGGAGAATTAGGTTTATGATCTTTTGATAATGGTATGGCAATATTATTTTCATTTGATAAAACAGCTCTTGAATCACCAACATTTATAATCCATAAAAAACTTTCATTTTCTTTATCTATACAGTGAATAGTTATACAACATGTAGAACCACAATAATTTACAGCACGTGGATGATTATCTTTAAGGTTATTTTGAATAAGATTATATACGTTATTAACATGTTTTGAAAACATATCTTGCTTTAAATAAATATTTTTTTTAAATTTTTTTATAAAATAAATAGGTAAATTTTCTTTTAAATATTTAGATACTGTTTTTCCACCATGACCATCATAAACACCTAAAAAATTTATATTATTCATTTCTTTATTATCCTTATTTAAATTAAATATAGTTGAATGTTGATCTTCATTAGATTCTCTTTTACCTTGTAAACTATGTGAATAAACTTTCATATTAATTAAAGTAATCTAGATAAAAATTAATTATTAAAATTTTTACGTACATATTAAGTTTGGAACATATGTTGAGTCTGCTATAACTTTCATTAAGTTACTTGTCTCATATAATAGGTCTATTTGTTCCATACATATATTTTTATTTTCTTTTGTATTTGAATTAGTAACAACAAAAAATAAATAAAAGTTACTAATTATATCCATATATGGTTTTAATATTTCTTTAATTGGTGGATTTTCTTTATTAAAAATTTTATTATAATCATATATTTTTAACATTTCAATATATGAAGTATCATAAAACTTTGGTACAGTGGATGATTTATTATTAAAATCATTATCTGTTATTCTTCTAAAATTATTATGATAAATATTATCGATACTAAAGCTATTATAATTTTTGGTTCTACTAATACTTTCTAGAAAGTTAGTTTTTTCAAACGTATTAAGATATTGTAATTGACTAAAAAATTCATCATCTGATATATAATCTATATTATCTATATAATTATCTAAATTTTGGAAGCTTTCCTTTTTTATCTCTCTATTAAAACCCAATCTCTGAATTTTAGTAGAATAATACTTTTCTTGAACACATATAATATCAGCTTCGGAAATCTCTTCATCTTTTTTGACTTTATTAGATAAAAGTTGTAAAATACTTGCAACATTTTCATTAATATAAAATGCTTCAAGACCAGAATAACCATCATTGACATTGTTATCATATCTGTTTACCATTTTATTTAACCTTTCTCCTAATTCTTCTAAATTGTTTTTTATTAAATCAACTATTTTATATAAAGCTCTTTCTTTTAATCCACGTAAATTTGAAATTATATCTTGATGTTCCTTATATTGATCATCACTCGTTTTTGTATTAAAAAATTTTTTATTATTTTTAATATCTTGTTTTATAAAAGTGCTTCTTTTTGTAAAACTTGGTTTTCCATCCTTTGTAGTTGTAATATAATTGTCTAATGGTCTTAAGGGAGCAGTGTGAGACTTAAATAATTTTCTTGTACTAAACTTAGATGCCATATACTGTTCATTTTCAAATAGTTCTGCAGTTTCTGGAATCATTGATAACCATAAAGGATTTGTAAATATTAATAATTTTATTAGTTTATTACTATAATTATTTATAAGTACAGACCCAGATGTAAAAGGCGTTGATAACATACTACTATTCACTGATACCCTATCATCTTCATCATCTTCTAACTCGTCAGAGTCAGTAATTCCAGTAGATGAGTCTTTACTTGTGTCATCCCTTTCTATTTCACTAAGAGTTAATTTTCTTGCTATTATATATTCATCTTTAATTTTAATGTCTTCATTTTCACAATATGTTTCATAAATTTTTTCTTTACCAGGTAAATCCATAATAACTAAATGTATTTTTTTATTATTTATTATAATTAAAAAATCAAAAACTATAATTGATCTACTAGATGCTGGATTATTTTTAGTTTTTTTAATACGTCCTTTAGTTGTTCTATATTTATCAATTTTTTGAGTAAATTTTGAAAAATCTTTAATATCGTTTTTTTCTAAGTTAGAATATTGGGATTCATCACTTAATTTTAAATAGTTTTGAAAACCGTCTATGTTAATTTTTGTTACATCAGCTTCAGTAAAATCTTTATCAGAATTATCAAAAGGATATGAATAAATCCAATGTTTTATTTTGGTAGCGTTTCTCCAATAGAATTCATAAGGCACACCAAGACCATATAACTCAAATGTTTTAACTTTAATTTTAATACCAGAACCCAATCTTGATAAAATTGATTGTAACATACCAGTCTGCGCATTAGAACCAGCCTCTGCTTTAGAACCAAATATAGTAAATGTTTTACCAGAACCAGAATAACCATATGTTAAAATTAGTATTGATGATTCACGTTTTAATAAATCTGAGATACCCATATATTGAGAAATTATTTTATTATCAGCAAACTGGGGATTATCAAAAACATCTTTAAAGTTAATATCTTTAATAACCTTTATTTTGTTTGGGTCTGCTGTATCACACAATTTTAATTTAGTAAAGTCTAATTTACTATTACTAGCATCTTTTTTAAATGTGGTTTTGCTATTGTCACGGCCAGCAATTTCATTAATTCTAATATAGTTAGCAACTTTTTTTAAAAAAAGTATTGACCACTCAGTTAATGTTTTTTCAAAAAGATTAAATAAAAAAAAGTATTTAGCATTAGGTTCTACACTTGTTATACTAGTATCAATTACTTTATCTACTGACCAAAGATTAGCATCCAATAACTCATTCTCATTCCATTTTATAAATAATTTATTAAAAAAGTTGTGTAAAATATTAATCATAAAATAATGATTCTTATAAAAATGTTTATTAATTTTTTCATTAATAATTTTTAAATCATTTCTATTTGTAAATTCATCAATAATTTTTTTTAATTGTTTTAATAGGTCAAGATTATATGAAATTTGACCTTTACTCATAGTTCTATAATAACCATATACACCATTTGTTAAAACACTAGTTACATAGTCAGCTATCCATCTTTGAAAAATAGTAAATTGAATATTTCTTACATTACAAATTTTAACTTTTTTAATTATTTCATTATTTAAATCTTTAAATTTACGAACTTTTTTTTCATAATCAATAAATGTTTTTATTAATATTGTAATAATACTAGTCTCATGTGTTTTTAATAGGCCAGAACTAGCCACTTGCGATGCAAATTGCGATACCGCTTCCCTTGTCGCTCTCCCTGTCGCTGCCAATTGCGATGCCGCATTCGTTGTAAATTTCGTTGTCGCTTCCGCTGCAAATTCCGATACCGCTTTCGCTCTCTCTACCACTGCCTTTCCCATTTGTTCTGCCTCTGGACTATTTAACGCATCCCCTACATTGCTCGCTAACTTTTTCGCTGCCGATGCCACTGTATTTAATGCTTGCGCCATAATATTAGGTTTCACATCAGTAGATGCAGGTGCCTCATCAATAGGTGGTGACCCACCTATTAGTAACTTTATAGATTGATGCCATTCATTTTCTAATTTATTTTCTAATTTACTTTCTAATTTATTTTCTAATTTACTTTTATATTTTGTTAATATCGATAACCATTCTTTATGTAAATATTTTATATTTTTTTGATGATTAGGATTTTTTGAAAATTTTTTATAATATTTTGTTTTTTTATTTAGTGCTGCTTTTCTTACTTCTTTTCTCATTTTTATTCTTTCTGATAAAAATTCTAACAACTGTTCATATTTTACTATTTTATTTTCAAAAAATTTTTTCCTTTCATTATAATTTCTAAAAAAAGTTTGTTGAACAGGAGTACGGTTTGATTTCGGTTTAATAGATATTTCTTGATATAATTTGTCTTCTCTTTTAAAAAGTGAAGATGCATCAGATAATAAAAGTTCAATTTTGCTCTTAATATTATTTAGTTCATCCAGTTTTGTATTTTCATAAATAATATGCGCGATACTATTATACCTTTCACTTAAATCTGTGAATGTAGTTTCGACAGTTGGATTAAAAATTATCTTCTTGGTGGTGAGGGTAGATTTTGATAGATCGGAGGCAGGTGAGACAGTGGAGGTAGAGGGGGTGACAGCCTTGGGGGCAACAAGGGAAACAGGGGCAACAGGGACAAGGGAAACAGGGGCAGCTGAGGCAGTGGAGGAAGAGGAGGCAGGGGAGGAAGAGGAGGCAGGGAGGGCAGGGAGGGCAAGGAGGGTAGGGACAACAGGGGTAGCAGTAGCAGCAGCAGCAGCAGCTTTTTTACTAACAGGGACAACAGAGGCAGCAGCAGCAGCTTTGGTATCTTTTGCTGCTTGATCAAGAGCAGTTTTGTCAGCAGCTGAGACAGGGGGGGCAGCGGAGGCAGGTTTGACAACAGGTTTGGCAGCGGAGGCAGGTTTGCCAGCAGGGGTAGGTTGGGCAGCTTTTTTATCATCAGGTTGGGCAACAACAGTGGATTTAGCAGTTTGAGCAGCAGGTGGTGCAGCAGGTGGGGCAGCAGGTGGGGTAGAAACGACGAGCTTGTCAGGTTGTGGAAGGTGCAATGGAATGTCATCATTATCAGTATATCTTAAAACTTCCATATAAATTGTATCATCTAATTTGTCAATAGAATCATCTTTATCGTTAACATTAATATATGTATCTTCATCACCATTCTCTTGTCTACACGTAAAATTATCAATTTCAAAGGTATATTCATCTTCAAATGTTTTTATAGTAGCATTAATCAGTTCTTTAAAAGCATTAAATTGACGTATTTTTTCATCATACTCGTTTATTAATTTATTAATTTGTTCTATTGTTAATTTTATGTTTTGTTGTGTAATGGTTGTTTTATCCCTTAAATTGGCTTTAATCTCTGCTATTTTACTATCATATGTATCAGTTATAGCTTTAGTCGTAGTAGTTAACTTGTCTACAGAAATTAATTCAGATATTACACCAAAATTTTTAGTAGGATTTATTTTATAATAATCTGATGATATAAAATTATCTATAATTTCTATTTTATTTAGAATATCACCATCATCCAATGGTGTTGTTTTTTCTAAAAGTTGTTTTTTTAATTTTGAAATACTCTCATTAATTTTATTAATTTGACTTTTTAACGTCTCGTATGATTTTATAAAAGGAGAACTTGTTATACTTGTAATAGATTTTAATTGAGATTCTAATTGTGCTATTTCTAATAGAATTAAATTTAAATTAAGTGGTTCACTAGCAGGTGGTGAACCACCTATTTGTGTTTTTAAATATTTAATTTTATCAAAAGATGAAAAACCACCTATTTGTGTTTTTAAATATTTGATTTTATTTTTAATTTCTTTTTCTTTTATTTTTATAAATTTTATAAATGTATATTTTTCCATATAATTATAATTATTTTGAAAATAATTTAAAAATTCTTTTTAAATTATTTTAATTTATTAATCGTTTATTTGTTTAGATGTACTTTTTATAAATAATATTATTAATTTTTCTAATTCTAATTCTTCATATGTATCATCATTAATATGATCAAAACTAATATATGTTTCCTTATATTCTGTCTCCGTTCTTGTATTATTTGGATTAAATTTTAATAATATACATTTTAAAAAATAATAAATTATAAATATTTGAAAATAATACTTAAAAAAAATAATATTCTTTTTTTGCTTATCTATTATTTTTAAATTTTTATAACAATTTAAAAAAAATTTATATTCTGTATATATATATTTTAAATTAAGCAAGTCAGAATTTATTATTATTATATTGTCTTGGTCTGTTATTAATTTTTGTGTTAATAATTTTTCGTAATACTTATATAAAATATAATATATTATTAAAAAATATTTTTCATTTTTCTTATAATATATTATATATGTATTATCATTACCACCAATTAAATCTGGTATATCTTTTAAATAAGGTGATTTTATTAATTTAAATGTTGGTTCTGGCTCTAAATTGATATTGATATTGTTTGTTCTATAATATTCAGTAATTTTTTTCTTTATTAATGTCAAACGAGATGTATTCAATGTTATATTTGTTTTTATGTTTTTAAAAGATATTTTTTCAACTGCATCATTTATTTTTTTTTTATCTAAAGGTATTTTTAATCTTGATATCAAATCATTATAATCAAACTTAGAATCAACATTTGGTATTATATTTTGTAAACCTGGTTTAAATTTTTTAAATTTATTAATTATTGATTTTTCTTTTTCAATATCAAAACTACTATCAATTACTTTTAAATCAAGATTTTTTAATTTTAAAGAAGCTTTAATTGGTTCTGGTAATTTTTTAAATGTAATACTATAATTATCCAAATCATCATAAAAATTATATAGTTTATTTATTTTTTTTATTTTTTTTAAAGGAGTAGTATAAGATTTATATTTTTCTATTTCTGTATTAATTTTTGTTATTAGATCTTTAATGTTTGTTTCTTTTTCGTCATAATTACTTTTTAATAATTTATTACTTTCTGTAATATCACTAACGTTATAATTAATTTTTATTAAGTCAATAATATTTTTTTTAAATTCTTTAATTTGTTCATCAAATGTAGACATTTAATAAATAATAGAAAAAAATATATATATATTAATATAATGATATTAATTGAAATAAAAAATATAATTAAGGAATTAGAAGGAATTTTAATAAATGATGAACGATTTAAAGATAGTTATCATTTTAAAAATCAAGTTAAAATGATATATAAAAAAAATAATTTAAATAATATTTATAATAATAATACTGATATTACACCTATTATTTCTAATTTAATAGCTTTAAATAAAGAATGCAAACAACCAACAATAGAACCAACAATAAAACCAACAATAGACCCAACAATAGACCCAACAGACTCATTAATAGACCCATTAATAAAAGAAATACTAGAATTTAAACCACCTAAAGATACCTGTGCTATTATAAGAAATAAAATAGCCGAAGAACACGAAAAAATGTTTAAAAAATAAAAATTGATAATTTAGTTTATTATTATATTAATATTAATATTAATATAATGCAAAATCAACCTATTCTTAATATTGGATGCCTTGGTTCTGTTTCTCATGGAAAGTCAACAATGGTTTATCAACTAACTGGAACTAAAACACAACGTCATAGCGATGAAAAAATACGTAATATTACAATTAAACCTGGTTATGCAAATTTAAAAATTTGGAAAAAAATAAATGGAGAATATGAAACTACTAATTCAGAAAGTTGTATTGATAATGCCACATTAGTTCATCATTTATCATTTGTTGATTGTCCAGGTCATCACGAACTTTTACTTGTAATGCTTAGTAGTGTCAGTTTAATGAAAGGTGCAATAGTAGTTGTTTCTGCTACAGAATCTATTTTAAAAAATCATCAATTAATTCAGCATTTAGCTGCTGCAAAAATAAGTGCTCTTGAAAATTTAATAATTATTTTTAATAAACTTGACTTAATTAGTAAAGATAAAGCAATTAAACATAAAGAAGAACTTGATGAACTTCTTATTAAACTAAAAATAAAACCTAGATATATAATTCCAGCTGTTTTAAATAAGAAAATTGGTCTTCAAAATATAATTAAAGCAATTATGGAAGTATTTCCACCTAAACTTTCAGAATCATCTAATACAGAAACTTCAGAATTTCGTATAACTCGTTCATTTGATATTAATAAACCTGGAACAAACTGGAATGAAATTAAAGGTGGTGTATTTGGTGGTAGTTTACTTTCAGGTATATTTAAAATAGGAGACGAAATTGAAATCAGTCCTGGTCAATATAAAAAAGAAAAAAATGGAAATTTTACAGTTATTCCTATTATAACAACTATAAAATCAATTCAAACCGATAAAAATAATCTTGAAATTCTTTATCCTGGTGGTCTAACAGCTATTGGAACTAATATTGACGCATACTATTGTAAAGATGATAAATTAGCTGGTTCATTAGTTGGAATTAAAGGTACACTTCCTATGGTCTATCAAGAAATTACAATTAATATTACATTAACAACTGATTTTGATGGTAATTGGTCACCAAAGTGCAATGATAATGTATGCTTACAAATTGGTAATATAAATACTGAAGCAATATTAATTGAACTTGATGAAAATAAATTTAAATTTAAACTTTCTAAACCTGTTTGTATTCCTAATAATACTCTTATTATTGTTTGTAGTAATAATAATGAAATTAAAATTGTTGGATTTGGTAAATTAGATTGATTCTAAATAAATTTATATAAAGAATATTTAAGTTTATTTAATTAATGAGTAATCCTATTTTTTGTATTAATGAAATAATTAATAATTTTCCCGATTTAGAAAATTTAAGAAATGAATTATATAAAAAAAATATTTTATCTAAAGATTATGTTGATGAAAATCTTTTTTTAGTTTATCATAAATTTGAACAACATTCAACTACCCCTTTAGATAAAGAATGTAGATCTTTAGTAATTGATAAAAATACAAAAAAAATTATATCTTTCAGTTGTGAAACTCCTATTGTTAACGCTGAAGGATTAGAATACCTTTTATTAAATCAACAAGAAGAAAAAATTATAAATAAATGTTATGAAGGCACATTACTTTCTGCATTTTATCACGAGTCTAAATGGTATATTTCTACTCGTAGATGTTTAAATAGTAATGAATCTGTATGGGGTTTAAATAAATCTCATTTTAATATGTTTATGGAAGTTTTAAATAATTCAGGTTATGAAAATTTAGATAGTTTTACTAATAAATTAAATAAAAATTATTGTTATTATTTTGTATTAATTCATCATCAAAATAAAAATGTGGTTGATTATGAAAGTGAATTTGGAAATGAATATAAAAAATTAGCACTTATATTTGTAAGAGAAAAAGAAACCCAAATAGAGATTGATTTATATAATTCACCATTTGATTTATCAATGTTAGATAGTAATATTTTTTTATCAGAAAAAATTAATAGTTTAGAAGAATTTGATAATTTAAATAAAAAAGATCAGTTTACTTTACCACCTAAATCTGAAGGTGTTGTAATTAAATGTTTTGATACAAATATTAATAGATATAGACTGATTAAGCTTCAAACAATGAATTATCAATTTGCAAAAAGTATTGGTTCTGAAAAAAATATTTTTATGGGTTTAATTCATTTATATCAAAATGATAAATTAAATGAATATATTACAGAAATGCCACATTTAAAAAAAATTATTAATCCATTAAATACAAATCAATCATTTGATACTATTGGCACTATTGATGCATTATTTAAAGTATGCACTTCTGAAATATTTGAATTATTTAAAGTATTATATGATATTAAAAATGGGAAACATATAGATAATAGTTTATATATATTATTACCGAAAGAATATAAAGATATTATGTTTAGTATTAGAGGTATTTATTTTAAAAAGAAAGCCAAAATTATTGGAAAAAAAATAGAATATACAGAAATGAAAGAATATTATTTTCAATTAAAAGATATTTATAATTTTTTAAAAACTATATCAACAGAAAATTTTTGTGCTTTATTAAAAATGAGAAAACTTATGTTTAATTGGTCTAAAGTAAATCCAATAGTATCCGAATTTAATAAAATTTCATTTAAATGCGATAAAGTTCATTTTAAACTAGCTGCTATTTATACAAATAAATTATTTCCAAATATTATGCCAGATGATATTCCAGAAAATATGTCATCTACATCATAATTAAAATCTTAATTTATTATAATAAGTCATAAAATGAAAATTATAGCTTGGAATGTAAATGGTATTCGGTCTTTAATGAAAAAAAATTATTTATATAAACTTATTGATGATGAAAAACCATCAATTATATGTTTAAGTGAAACAAAAGCATCATGTCCTTTACTTTTTATTCAACTAGAATTAAAAGAAAAAATAAAAGGTTATAAATATAGATATTGGAGTCCTTGTAAAATAAAAGATGGTTATAGTGGAACAGCTATTTTTTCAAAAAAAAAACCAATAAATATTTATTATGGTCTAAAAGATAAAGATAATAAAGAATTAGATGATGAAGGCCGTATAATTTGTCTTGAATTTGATAAATTTTTTTTATTACATTGTTATACTCCTAATTCTGGGATGGAATTAGCTAGATTAAATTTTAGAATTAATATATGGGACATTGCATTTAAAAATTATATAATTAAACTTCAAAAAATAAAAGCAGTTATTGTTTGTGGTGATCTAAATGTAGCACATAAAGAAATAGATTTAAAAAATCCTAAAACAAATACAAAAACAGCAGGTTTTACTAAAGAAGAAAGAGACTCATTTGATAAATTATTATCCGAAACATCACTTATTGATACTTATCGTGAATTAAATCCTAATAAAATAGATTATAGTTTTTGGTCATATAGATTTAATTCAAGGGAAAAAAATATTGGATGGAGAATAGATTATTTTTTAATAAATAAAAAATATATAGAAAATATTAAAAAAAGTTTAATTTTAACAGAAATATTAGGTTCTGACCACGCCCCAATAAAACTTGAATTTAAAATATAGTCTAATTTTTTTCTAATTAATGATATATAATGGATTATACTGTAATTGCTATAATTGCCGCTGTTGTTAATTTAACTTTATCTATTTTAATTCCGTGTTTATTTAAAAAAATTAGTTTACCAAAGTCGCAATTAATGCCAGAAATGAAAAAAATGGTAAATAACAATCAAGATATATTATTAATATCTTCTTTATTAGTTGGAGTAATTGTATTTTTATCATTAGAAACACCAACAACAACATCTGATATTTCCGATAATGAAATACAAGAACTTGGTAGATTATTAAATTTAGGTAATTTTGATTTAGCAAATATGTCTAATATGTCCAATATGCCTAAGATTTCTAAAAGTTTCTACTAATTAAAGTATAATAATATATAAAATAAATATTTAAAAAAATTTATTTTATAAATATATATATATACATATGGATGACTATGAAAAATACTATAAAAAATATTTAAAATACAAAAATAAATATTTAGAATTAAAACAAGAGGGTGGTAAAAAAAAACAATTATCACATAAAAAAATATTTTTTTTCTGTAATCATAAATTTGTGGACTCTTTATGTGCTACAGTGAATACTATTACTAAAAACCAAAACGAAATAAATAAAATCTTAGATACAGATTATAAGAAAGAACGAAGAAATATTGCTTTTGTAGCCGAAAATGATACAGATTTATTACGATTAGTAAAATCTGAAAATACGTATATGTTTGGTTCTTTTGGACGACAATTAGCGAAGCTAAACCCAAGAAAAACAGAAATACCAGAGGATCCTGGAATAGATGTATATCAAATTATTAGAGAGCTATCAACTAAAGCTAAAGAGATATTAGAATCGCATAGGTATAAAAATCTTGCTTATAGATCTAGTCCTTCTGATTATCTTAATATTACTAGTGCTGCTACTAATGCTATTCAGGCATTATTAAAAGATGATTATAGTATTGTTCCTCCTTTAGATGTTTCTATTATTCCTCCTACTAATCCTGCTCCTACTGCTCCTGCTACTGCTCTTACTGTTCCTACTACTCCTCCTACTCCTCCTACTGCTACAAGTGCTACTGGTACAAATGTTTCTACTCCTCAAAATATAACATATATCGCAGGCAACCCTAATACAGACAATTTAATACCTGTAATAAAGTATATACGGTTGTATACAGCTTATTTTCATCCCACTTTTGATAAAATTGATAGTTTTGTTATTATAAATACATCTAATCGTGATGTTAATGATAATGAATGTCTTGCTAAGTATACATTTACTGAGGAAGAACTTAATAAGTAAAAAACTAAAATTAATTTATTATTATTATTAAATTAATCTAATAGTTTAATCCATTCCGAATTATTTAATATAAATCCAAAATTTTCAAGTTTATTTTTAATATCTTTATTTTGTAAAATAAATTTTTCATTTTTAAATATTATTTCATAACTTATTAAATCTGGTAAATTCTTTTCTAAAAATGTTCCACCTTTAATTTTTTTTACTTTTATATCTATTTGTCTTTCACAAATTTGATTAATTTTTTTTATATGCTCTTTAATTCTATCTTCTAAATTAAAAGGAAATGGTAAAGTTGGATGATTTACAGGAATCATAACATAAGTTATTTTATTATTATCTTTTGATGTAGAATATTTTTCAAGATATAATAATTTATTTCTTATTTCATTACAAATATCTTCACGTGTTAATTTATTTATTTTAGTTATTTCATCTTTTGTTATATTTGGTATTTTTTTAATTAAATTCATTAAATACTCTTTATCTTTGGATGTAGCACATACAGCACCTTTTAAAGTTGGAATACCTGTACCTCTTTTTTTATTTACAACTTTTCCTCTAGTTTCTCTAATTTTAAATAAATCTATATCACTTGATGCTAATTTATTAAAATTTTTATCAATAATACCAACAACACCATTTTCATCTCTATTTTCATAATAATTAATAACAGATTCAAAATCATAACCAATAATTTTTTTATTAATATTTTTTTCTTCTACTGCCGGTCCAGTAGTTTTAATATCACCATATTTTTGTTTAATATAATTTTTTAAAGATACTTGATTAATATTTGATATTTCGTTATTTTCACGATAATACATGGGCACATCTTCAAACTCTCCAAAAGGCTGAAATATATAATATTTATTTCTTTGAATTAAATAACCAGGTCGATTATATTTATCAAAAACATTATCTTTAAAATTATTAAAATCATTTTCAGTTCTAGGCATCATACTTTCTAAAGCTTGGTCAAGAAAATAAGTATCAAATAAATCTGATTGATGAGGTAAGAAAGATTTTTTTATTTCTTTTAACATCTCATCATATAAATAAATATGTTTAAAACGATATAAATCTTTTATTTTATTTTTAATTTGGTTAATTTCAAATGTAGCTAATTCATCATTAAATGTATTATAATCAAGTTCATCTGGTGCCAAATTTTTATATTTATTTCCAGAAAAATATTTATCATTTAATTTAGCATTATCACATTTATAATTACATTCTTTAAAATCACATAAAGCCGGACATATTGTCTTTCCTTTTTTTATGTTTTCTAAAGTTGGAGGAACACATCCTTTATATTTTTCTATTTCTTCAGGAAACATATTTGCATTTAATAATAGAGGACAATCTAAAGCAACTTCTTTTAATCCTCTTTCAACTTCTTTAATTAATAAATATTTTAATTCAGCTTTTTTATATAATAATTCATCTGTGGTTAATTCATTTTTTCTAGCGACTACATATCTATAAACACGAACTTTAGGAAATTTATTATCATCATTAATAGAATCTTTATGCACACACATACGAATTGCTCTTCCAATAACTTGTTCTACCTTGGGTATATTATAGAAAACATCAATAATATGCACTTCTTTACAATTTTTAAGTGTTACTCCTTCATTCATAACACGTGAACCTAAACATAATTTAATATTTTTACCAGAAATATTATCAGAATTATTAAAAATATCTTTAATAATTTTTTGTTTATTTTCTGAAATATCTTCACCTGTTTCATCTGGTGAACCAGTTATTAAAATAAAGATAGCTGGTTTAAAATCATTTCGTTTTTCTTTTTTAAATTCGGCAAATGTTTTTCCTGTTTTATAATCAATAGTTTCATCTTTAATATCATAATTTTTACTATCTTCTTGATATTCTAAATATCCATTTTGTTTTAAACATTCAGCAAACATTTCCATACCACCTGCACGAACTAAATTTGAATAAACAAAAGCAGTTGCTGGACCTTTTTTATCTTCTACTAATTTATTTAATCTTTTAATTATTTTATAAAATTTAATTGAAAAATATCGTAAATATTTAAGTTTTAATATTTCGCCTGTAATATTTTTATTATTTGTTTCTATTATAAAATTATCTTCAATTGATTTAGAAAGTTTTCCATTAAATAACTTTTTATTAATTAATGAACGAATTTTACCTCCGTCTGAATTTAATTGAGATAAAATTGTTGTAATACCTTCTGTTGAATAATAACCATAAATATCATTTTTATCTTTATTTAAACCAGGAAACACAAAATTTGCAGCTGCTGATGATGTTCTATCTAACGTATCATCTATATTTTCTTTTGTTTTTAAATAAACAGTATCTTGAAATGGTTCCATATAACATTTAATAACTGGAGTAAATAATAATCCATCCGAAATTTTACCTTTTTCAACTCTTTTAGCAAAAGTATATGGAATATTACCACGATAAAAACTTATATAACCATTTGCTTTTTGTTTTAAATATTCTAAACCATCTGGTTTAAGTTTCATCATATAATTTTTTTCACTAGTAAATATTTTATCACGTTGTATTTTATCATTTTCTGGTCTTAAAAAATTTAATAAATCAATAATTTCGTCTGCCAAGTTAATCATAGGTGTTGCAGTTAATAATACTACTCTTAAATTTTGTGAATTTTTTATAATTTTTTTTAAAGCTTCACCATATTCATTACCTGAAATATTATGTGCTTCATCGACTATTAATAAAGCATTATCCATATTTGTGATTTTATCAATAACTATTTCACGTTCATAATCACCATCTACATTTTTTTTATAACTAGATTTAATTTTATTATTATCTGATAATTTTTTTTCTACTATTTTTTCACCTAGTACTTTTTTATAAAATGTTTTATATGACATAATTTTATAATATTGTGATGCTGCATATAATCCAATTTTAATTTCACGGTCTTTTTCTGCTTTACTCATTTGATTTAAAATATTTTTATTTTTAAGATATGTTTCTCCAGTCCAAGTTAAAATTTCATTTTTAAAATTATCACGAGTATTTGGTCCTGGAACAATAACAAAAATTTTAGTATTGTATTTTTTAACTTGTTCTTTAAATTGTTCCGCGATTAATATAGCAGAACCTGTTTTACCTGAACCAGTGCCATGCATTAAAATAACTCCTTTGTATGGAGTATTTGGACTTATAAAATTAGGAACAATTGCTTGTTGTTCTCTTGGTATAATTTCACCTTCTCTACAATTTTGCTCTCTATATTTTTGAACTTCTTCATAAGTTTCTAATTTTTTTCTTTCAGGAACTTTATGATAAAAAAATTCTCTTTTTTTAAAAATTTTGGATAATAGTTCTGGATCATTTGGATCAGGATAAGAAAAATCTTTTGATAAATTTATTTTCTTTTTAGATTTAATTTTTGACATACTTATTTATTATTAGATTATATTTTTAAATTTAGTTAAATAAAAATATTATATAACTATTTTTAAACTCAAATTTTTATTTCTTCGTTATTTAATAATTAAATTATATAGTTTATATAATGGAAAATTTAAATAAAAGAAAATTTAATTCGTTATATAGAAGAAAAATAGTAAATAAAATTAATAAATTAAAAGAGAAAAAAGAATTTATTACAATATTTAATATTATTCGACTTGAATTAGATAAAGACATATCCGTAAATAAAAATGGTATTTTTTTTAATATTAATGCTTTATCAGATTTTTGTATTGAAAAAATAGAACTTTTTTTAAATAGTATTTCTGAAACAGTAACAGAAAGTGAAACAAAAATCAAATATAAACCATATTTTGTTGATGATATGGAAAATGTTAATAAATTAGGACCAAAATTAAGTAATCAAGAAAAATCAATAATAAAAAAATTTCAAAAAATTTAACTTCTTAACTTTTTAAAATAATTAAATATTATTGGCATTTTATCATTTTCCCAAGGAGACATACCAAAGGAATTGTTATTTATATAACTAATAATTTGATCATAATTTGAACCTTGCACTTGCATAAATGATTTATGTTCCAAAATATAATTCTCTTTATTTTCAACTGTTAATATAGGTATTATTTTTTTAAAATTATTTTTATTAAATATATAAGGTATACAAGATATAAAATAGTCTAATTCAATATCATTGATTATATTTAAATTAATATTATCATTATTTTCAGTATAATTATAATATAAAATAATATTAGAAAATGAATATGTGAAATTTTTATTATTTTTTATATATGCTTTTCTATTAAATAAATGTAAATTATAAAAATTATTATTAAAATCTAATTTAATTGCATAATTTAATGGATTACCTAAAATAAAACTTTTTAATATTTTTTCTTTAATAGTATTAGTTTTTAAAATTTTTAAAAAATTTTGTTTTATACTATCAATCCATACTAAAAAATTAAAATCAATAATTTTTATGTTAATAATTATTTCTGCTAATTGATATAAAAATAATGTAATATATTCGTAATTAATAAAATAAGTGTCACACCATCGTTTTATTATTACATCATTTAAAATTAAATTTTCTTTAATTTTTTTTTTTAAAATATTAATTTTAATTTCATCAAGTCCATTTTTTTTTTCTAATTTATCTGAATTAAATAATTTTTTTATTAAATTCCATTCTTCAATATTATCTTTAAAAAAATCAGGAATATTATTTAAATTTGGTTTATAATATTTTTTAAAATTTAATATTTTATTATCAATTAATTCATCTACTTCTTTAATTATATCACTATTATTTATTATTTTAAAAAGTAATAAATTTTTATTATCATATTTAAATTTTTCTATTATGTTATGTAAAATAAATAGTTCTGAGTTTGGACTATTTGATGAATACCAAATATTATAAAAATTATCTATTTTTTCTTGTATAATTAATTTATTAATACTATCAATAGTTTTAATTAATATTATTATTGATATAACTTCAAACATACAATTAAAACCAATTGCTGCAAATATAGTAAGATAATCATTATATTCAATTAATTTATTATTAATAATTTTTGATAATTCCAATATATTTTTATAAAGTTCTGTTTTAACATAATTTTTACTATTATAATCAACATTAAATATATTAGAATTATAATTTGTATCTACTAAAATTAAACGTTCCTGTAATATTTTAATTTCTTTATCAAAAACATTTGGTGGTATTAACAATTGTTTTAACTCGCTATATTGAATTATTTCATTATTTATATTTCGTATAATTAAATTTTCTTTTGGATGAATAATGTAAAATGTACCATTATAATCAGATAGTGCATTAATAAATTGTCCTGTATAAGTTCTATTTAAATATTCATTATGAATAATTTCATCAGAATAATATTTTTTATTCCAATAATTATCTTTATTAATAATATTATTTTCTATACTATATTGTTTTATTAAAATATTAATTATATTTTTTTTAAACATTTCTTTATTTTCTATTTCTTTTGAAATAATATTTGAATAAAAATTATTAGAACTAGAATTAAAATAATTTGGATTATAATCATTTAAAACTATATAATTATCATCAGAAGATAATAATTTTAAATACATTTGTGATAATTCTTCTTGTGTAATTTTATATTTAGGTTGAATTTTTTCACGACTACCTTTTGGGTAAACAAAATAAGCAATTCCATCTGAAACTCTACCAACACGACCTTTTCTTTGAATTCGCGATGCCTCTGCTATTTTTTCAATATTTAATTTTGTTAATCTAGTTTCAGGATTAAATGAATTTACTTTAGCATAACCAGTATCAACAATAAATTTTAATGTATTAATAGTAATAGATGCTTCGGCTACATTAGTTGCTACAATAATAGCTCTTTTATATATACCATCAGAAACTGAAAGATCTTCAATATAATTTTCACTCCATTCTAAATAAACATTTTCTCTTTTATTTTTAATTGTATATATCTTAATATGAATTTTTTCAATAATATCTTTATAAAAACTATGTAATTGTGAATAATAAGGTAAAGCAATATTTCCTTGTGGTAATATTTCATTTAATTTTTTAATAGCTTTTTTAATTTCTTCTTTACCTGTTAAAAATAAAAGAATTTCACCTGTTGGATATTTCTGACATATATCAGATATAATTTTATAACTTTCTTCTTGAGTTAATATAGATGCTTCTTCGTCTGATAATTTTTCAATTAACAAGTTTTCAGTATAATATTCAGATACAATATATTGGGTAGTTTCACCAGGAGGAGAAATATGAAAACGTCTATCCATATATATTGTATCAGATATACATGTATTATCTATTAATAAATCTGATAATATTGGGTGTTGATATAAAGCAGCTTTAATCGGATATATTAAATCATCATTTATACATCTAAAATAAGAACGATATATTGGTTCATCTTCATTCATTGTAGCAGACATAATTATTAATCTCAATGAATTGTTATAAAAACAAGATTGTCTAATTAAAGTTAAAATCATATCCATATTTGTGTTATGTTCATGTGATTCATCTAAAATAATAATATCATATTTATTTTTATATCCATAAATAAAATCTTCATCTCCTATATTATATATTTGTTCTTTCATCATAGGATTATTTTGTAATTCTTCATATAAAGTGCCATCGGTTAATATTTTTAATATCAAATGGGGACAATTATCTTTAATATGAGAATCCTCTGAATATTTCATTTGAACATAAAAATTATCAGTTTTTTCTTTTTCCATACTTTTTGGTATGACTCTAGCTATAGGCACACCTAATTCTTCAGAAATACGTTCTGCATTATTTTTAGTAGGTGGAATCCGTGGTTGTGTACATACAACTTTACCATTATTTATCATTTCATAAGCTTTAAGAGCATACATTAATAATTTTGGAACTTGTGTTGATTTACCTACTCCAGTAGCACCAGTGACATATAAAACTCTATGATGAATATAACGATGAAAAAAATTTATTTGTGATATCCAATCCATCGCATAAAATGAATACCAATTCTGATCTTTACTAAATAAATCAAAGTAAAAATAATCCTTTTTTACTTTTGTTTTTTCATTTTCCCAACTAAGTTTTGTTAATTTAGAATATTGTTGATTTGTTAAATAATAATAAGCTTGTTTCCATTTTTCATTTTCTTTCATTCTTGATTCCATTTTTTTATATATTTGTGATTTAACGGATATACTTTTCATATAATTATTTTTATCTGTTATATCTAAAACAACATTAAATTCAGATAATAATCCATTTTTAGTTAAAATTTCAAATATTAAATCAAGTTTTATTTTATTCCAATCTAAATTTATATTATCCATTTTTTCATTGTATTGTATATCATTATTTATATTAAATTCTCTTTTTAAATTATTCCGTAAATTTAACCATGTAGTATAATCTTCAACATCTAAAAACTTTTTAAAAAATCGTAATTCTTGTTCTAAAGTAAAAGACACATAATGTGAATCATGTGAAACCCATTCTTTTTTATTATTTATAAAATGAGTAATAGATTTAGCAATATTATATATATTTTTAAAACTTAAATTTGTACCAGGATAATTATAAATAGTTTTATTTATTTTTTTTTTAATTTCACCATTTTCTTTTATTTCTTCAATAAAATAATCACGTAAATATGTGTTTTCTAATAATGTTATTGTTTCATATAAAAAATTCCATATATGTTTTACATTAATTTTTACTAAATATTCTATAATATCAGATGCAGTAATTTTTGAAATTTTTATATTAATTGATTTAATATATTCTTTGTCATCTTCCTCATCAATATAATCAAATTCTTTAATTGATGGTGAAAAAGAAAATTTTTGAAAAACATCACTAATTTCTTTTTTTACTACATTTTTTTGCGAATATTCATTTGTTAAAAATAATAATATTTGTGTCCATAAATTAATAGACAACAAATTATTTTCCATTTTTGTATATGTTGTTTGAATAAATTTTTCAAAATTTATTTTATCTTTTAAATCAATATCTTCATAACTTGAATATTTAAAAAAATTATCAAAGTTAATTTGGCGATTTAAATATTGAATAATATAAATATTACCTGTTGATACAGGTAAAGAAAAAATTAACCATTTAATATGTTTAATTTCATCATATAATTTAATTTTAATTATATTATAAATATTACCAAAATATAATCCATAATAGTTATGTTGAGTAAAATTAAAAAATTCTTTAGGATTATTTAAATATTTTTTTAATGAGTCTAAACCATCCTTTGTTTTCATATATAATTTTGATTCTTTAAAAACTAACTTATTTTTATCATATGAATATAAAATAGGAACTATATTTATCCAATTAACATAATATTTTCCATTCATAATTTGAAGAGTTCTATTTAATCCTAAATAATTATGATGTATAATTTTATATATTAATTTCATTTTTCCATCTTCTTCAAATAAATCAAGTGATGTTTTATCTAAAAGACCTATTGACATATTACTAAATTTAAATTCAGATTTTAATATATCCATTCTATTTATTTTTGATAAATCAGGTATTTTTGATTTTATAGGTGCATATAAATATTGATTCAAATCTATCATATTACTGGTATTGTTATCATCAATAAAAGGTAATAATAATAATATAATACCTTTAATATCCCGATAATCATTTTGAATCCATTGTTTATAATAATCATTATTTGTTTTATCAAAATTTAAATAATTTGAAATTTTTTCAATAATATTTTCAGTAAAAAGAAATAAAACTTCTGAATCTTGTGTATTTAAATTTGGAAATAATATATTAACTGTTTTTTTAATATTATTTGATAATGAATCATTAATAAATATATATTTTTGAGTTTTAAAATAATTTAAAATTTTATCAAATGTTTTAAAATCTATTTTAATATCTTTGTTTATATCCATTATTATTATTCATAAAATAAATTTATTTTGATTTCCAATTAATTGGTTTAAATACCCAATAAGTATTATCAAATACCTCTGTTAATCCTCCTTTTGGATAAGATGAAATATCTTCCTTATTTGGTTTTAAAACACCAAAATTTTTTACTATTCTTAAAATTAGTTTACATACAACTTGATGAGTAACTAAAACAATATTATCATTAGTTGTATTATGTATAGATATTATATATTTTAAAATATCTCTCACTCTTTTATAAACATTATTTTCATTTTCAGGATAACTAAATTCTTCTGGAGCAAACTTTTCATTATACTTTGGTTCATAATTAAATAATTCTGCAATATATTCAGGAAGTCTAATTTGATATGATTTTTTAGGAATAATATCTTCATGATTAATTTCACTTATTCCATATTCTAATTTTATTTTCAAATCGTGTTTTTTACAATAAGGATGTATGGTTTGTAATGTTCTAATGTAAGGCGAACTATAAACATGTGATATTTCTACTTTTTCTAGTTCTTTAATTAATTTTGTAGCATTTTCCAATCCTTGTTTTGTTAGAGGTGAAAAAAATGTTGCATCTTGTGTTTTATCTTCATGTCTTAATATATATAATTTCATATTATATTAATTTATAAAATAAAAATAAAGTTTTTATTTAAAGATTATAAAAGTTTAAATTTAATGGTCGTAGACAAAACTTTATATGATAGATTAGAAATAGAACCCAACGCATCTCTTGAAGATATTAAGAAAAAAAGTAGAAAATTATTAGTTAAATGGCATCCTGATAAAAATCCAAACAATATGGAAGAAGCTACACAAAAATTTCAAGAAATTCAAGAAGCTTTAGAAATTCTTGGAGATCCAGAAAAGAGACAAATGTATGATAATATTGGCATGAATTATGTAAAAGGTGATAATTCACCTGATATGAGTAATCCTTTTGGTGCAGGTTTTCCTTTTGGAGAAATGTTTTCTCAAAGCCAACGTCAACATCAACAAAAAGAAAATCTAATAGTTAAATTAAATGTTACATTAGAACAAATTTATAAACAAGAAACAGTAGAACTTACATATACTCATAAAGTATATTGTGTTAAATGTAATGGTGAAGGTTCAAAAGATAATACTAAATCAGAATGTAATGATTGTGATGGTAAAGGTCGTGTAATTAAACTAATAAGAATGGGTCCAATGATTCAACAAATAGTTATCAATTGTGAAACTTGTAAAGGAAAAGGTAGTGTTATTTTAGAAAATAATAAATGTGAAGTATGTAATGGAAATTGTATTGTTACTAAAGAAAAAACTATATCAATACCTCTTAAAAATGGTTTTGGAAATGGAATTAAACTTCAAAAAGAGGGTAAAGGTCATCATTTCAAAAATCAAAAAACAGATTTAGTAATAGTAATAAATGAAGAACCACATGATATTTTTAAACGGCGAGGAAATGATTTATTTGTTGAAGTTACATTAAAACTTTATCAAGCATTATTTGGATTTGATAAAATATTAGTTCATTTAGATGGAAAAAAATTACATTTACATTGTACAGGAAAAACTGATTTTAATTCAATAAAAAAAATTTCTCAAGAAGGTATGGTTGATTTACGAACGGGTGTTAAAGGAGATCTAATAATTAAATTTAATATTGAATTACCTACTATTACAAATGAAACATTAATAAAAGAATTAACTTTATTAAATAAAAATGAATCAATTGCTGAAAAAAATGTATTACAAGAAAAAGATTTAGTAAAGACATTATTGATTGACATTCAAGATACAGCTGATTCTGCTTCTGCATCTGCATCTGATTCTGATGAAAATAGTAGAGAACATACACAACAAATTCCAGATTGTAAAACACAATAAATATATTTAAAGATTTATAATTATTTATATATTAATGAATGATTTAAATTATAAATCTATTATTATTGAAGGTGATAAATCATTGTTTTCATCTAAAGCTGCAATTGATAGACTTAAAAGAGATTTAAGAGAAGATAATAAAGAAAAATTAGCTATTAATAATTATTTAAATGAAGGGTGGACATATAAAATTATTTCTAATACGGATACTCAAATTAAAATAGAATTAGTTAAAGAAGAAAAAGAAGAAAAAGAAGAAAAAAAGGATGAAAAAGAAGAAAAAAGAAAAATATTAAAAGAAAAATTAAAAATGGCGCGAATTAATAAATTATCACCAGCTCAAATAAAACAAAATTTAAAAAATAAAGTTCCCACTGATTTATTAGAATCATATTTAAAACTTAAAAAAGTTCAACTAAAAGTTCCTGTCCCTTCACCAGATATGGTTTTATCTAATCCAGAAGAATTTAAAAAAATTATTCATACGATGGTTCAATCATTTGGAATGTTTAATGGAACTAATAATCCAATTGTTAACTATTATAGATTATTAGCTAAACATTTAGATTTACCAACAACATTTATTCCTCCAAAACAAACAACCGATAAACCAAACGAACAAACAAATGATTTTATTGAAATGTTAAGAAAACAAAGAGAAAATAATAAAGATACAGTAGATGATGAAATGAAAGAAATCTATAAATCGTTAGGTGTTAATACAGAAGAAAATAAAACACCGGATGATGAAATGAAAGAAATCTATAAATCATTAGGTATTAATACAGAAGAAAAAAAAGAAGTTATAGTAGATGATGAAATGAAAGAAATTTATAAATCATTAGGTATTAATACAGAAGAAAAAAAAGAAGTTATAGTAGATGATGAAATGAAAGAAATATATAAATCATTAGGTATTAATACAGAAGAAAAAAAAGAAGTTATAGTTGATGATGAATGGCTAAAACTATAAATATATTTAAGTAAAAATAATACATAAATATATTTAAGTAAAAATAATATATAAATATATATATATATGCTCAAAACTAATTTAAGTGATATTTTTAGTGATTTAAATAGCGAAAGTTCTGTTATTTTACCAAAATCTATTAAAATTAAAAATATAAATTCTGTAGATACAGTTGC